AGATAGATGTACAATTATATGTGTTACAAAAATATAAAGGAGCATCTAGTAAAATGATAAATAAATTTAAAAAACAAATAGAAATAATTAGAAACGATAAAAATTTATCAGCTTCTCAAAAAAAATATAAATTAGAAGTATTAAGTAGTGAGATAGGAAAATTAACAGGGTATTATCACGATATATGTGATGCAATAATTTTAGGATTAACCTATAAAAAATTAAAAAAATGAAAGATAAAAAGAAAATAGGACAAAAATTGGAAGATTATGTCGTTAGTGTTATTAAAATAGTTGATAAGTATGCTAGACGAACTAAAGCTAGTGGTGCTAGTACTGAAATAGGAGATATATATTCAACTAAGTTTTATGTAGAATGTAAAAGAAAATTAACTAAAGAAAATATAATAGTAGATTATAAAAAAGATTATTTAAGATTAGTAAGGCAAATACCTATAAATAAACCTAAATTAATTTTATTAGTAATAGAAAACAAACATAAAGAAAGATTTGCTATTATGCCATTAAATGATTTTGAAAGTTTATTAAAACAAATAGAAAAAGAGTAAATTATGGCATACTGGGATAGTAAAAAAAGAAAAATCGTGTATAGACACCCAAAAAAAGTAAAAAATTATAAATATTGGTATGAGATAGACTGTGGATGCTGTAATGGAATTAAATGGGGTGGTCCTAATCCAAAAGAATGTGAAAGATGTAGAGGTAATGGAACTATTTTTTGGCATAGTAAATCTAAAGTATTCGCTTTGTATATTGGTGGACCTTTGTTAGGAAAAGGAAACATTGATATAAAAAAGGAGGAATATGAATAAAAAGCAAGATAAACTAAATCAGATACTAATGAACTTAAATAAAAAATACGGTAAAAATACTTTAATGTTTGGTTCAGATGTTAGACAAATTGATCGTATACCGCTTAGTAGCAAAAAATTAACAGAATTTTTAGGTGGAGGAATACCTATAGGTGCTTTTACTGTAGTATGGGGAGAAAAAGGTGTAGGTAAAACTACACTAGCTTTAGATGTGATAAAACAAGCACAAAAATTAGGTAAAACTTGTATATATTTAGATTTAGAATGTAGTTTTGATCCTAAAAGAGCTGAATCTTTAGGTATTAATTTAGAATCTTTAATAGTAGGACATTTTGACACTGCAGAAGAAGCTATGGATACACTTATAGAATTAAGTAATAACAAAGTAATAGATGTAGCAGTAATAGATAGTATTCAAGCAATGTCTCCTAAAGGTGAACAAGAATCTAAATCTGGAAAATTAAGGTCTATAGAAGACGATGAAATGGCTTTATTAGCTAGAAAATTATCTAAATTTTTTAGAATAACTGCTCCTAAAGTATATAAAGGCAATGTAGCAGTAGTATTAATAGGTCAAGCTAGAACTAATTTAGGAAGTTTTATAAAATTAGAAACTTTATCTGGAGGTCACGCTTTAAGACATTGGGCATCTTTGATATTAAAACTAAGAAGAGGGCAAAAAGCAGATGCTCCTGTTAAAAAAACTAAAATTGAATATACAGATGAAAAAGGTAAAGTAAGACATAAAACTAAGACAGAAATAATAGGGTTTGATTGTGTTATACAAATTGAAAGAACTAAAATAGACACTACTGCTGAAAGCAGTGAAATTCATATTCCATTTTATTTTGAGGAGGGATTTAAAGATGAATGAACAAGAATTAAAAGCAATAGCACAAGAAGTAATAGATAAATATAAACCATTATTTGAAACAGTACAGAATATTTGTCAAACACTAATAAATACTCCTGAATTAGATAATCCAAATATTTATGCTAGCTTTTTAAATCAGCTTACTGGAATTTATGGTACTATTAATCCAGAGTATAAAAGAATATCTGCATTAAAAGAAAATTTAGAAGCAAATTATTTTAATAATTTAAAATTATTAGCTAGTGCTAATAATGAAAAGTTTGTAGCAGAAGTAGCTAAAAGACAAGCTAGTGAGTACATCAAAGATTTAAGATTAGCTAGAAATATATTAGAAGGATATGTAGAAACTTGTGTAAGAGCTATAGAAACTTGTAAAATACATTTATACGATAAAAAGAACTATGAGTCTATTTAAAGAACAACTAACAATTATTGGTAATTTTGAAAAAGTAATTTACGATGGAAGGGAATATCCTATTAACAAAATTGAAGAAGTTACTACTACTGTAGTGTATCATTATTGTGGCGATCTTTTTTATCAAAATTACATAGAACATCCTATGGTTTTAGAATTAGACTGGGTAGGTAAAATAAATAATAAAAAATATAGATTAGCATTTTGTAATAAATGTAAAACTTTATATGTTACAAAAATTAGGAGATAAAAATGAAAAAGTTTAACGTTAAATTTAATATTAATGTAAAAATTAAAACATATACTTATCAAATATTTGAAAAAGATGTAAACAAATTTATACAAATATTACGTAATAGTAAATTTAAACCTAAAACATTAGTAGCTATTGCTACTGGTGGATTAACATTTGGTACTAAATTAAAAAATAAATTAAATATTCCATTAGCAATGATATCAGCTGTAAGTTATAATGGGTATAAACAAAATAATTTAATTTTTAATATTTCGTTTACTAAACCAATAAAAAGTCCAATATTACTTATAGACGATATTTGTGACTCTGGATTTACTATGTATGTAATATATAGATATTTTATAGAATCAGGATACACAGTTAAGACTGTAACTTTATTTTATAAAGAGAAATCAATTTTTAAACCTAATTGGTATTTACATAAAATACCTGATAATATGTGGATTAAATTTAAACTATGGGAGTAAGAACATGAAAAAACAAAATAAATACTCATTACTTAATATACAAAAAACAAAAGATAGAAAAGATATATCTATAAATAGAGTTGGAATTTCAAATGTGGGTTTTCCTATTTTAAAACGACCTGATGAAAAATGGGTAACTGAAAAAGCGTATGATAATCCTAAATTTGTAGAAGATATAGCAAGAGATGTATCTTGTGCTTTACAAAAATTAGGTATATTAAAACAATTTAAAGTAAAGGTAGAAAATTATGAATCTATTCATAATCATAACGCAGTTTGTTATATTGAACGATATTTAAAAGGTAATAAATGGAAAAAAAGTAATAAAAGTTTAAAATCGTTATGAAGTTTTTAATTACAGGAGATTTTCATATTTGTAAAAAGACATTTAACGAAGCAAAAACTTCGTTAAATCAAATATTATCTATCATTAAAAAAGAAAAAATTACAGACATAGCTATATTAGGAGATGTTTTTGATAATACTAATCCTTCTTTAGAAGATATAGGTCTTTTTATTAATTTTATTACATCTATTCCTAAGAAAACTAAAATATATATTATAGAAGGAAATCACGATAAAAAAAGAATAGATAAACCTTTATTACAGTGGATAACAAATATTAGAAACAATATAGTTTATGATCCACTAGAAATAAAATTAAATTGGAATAATTTTAACATACTTATGGTACATAAATCGTATGAAGAAAGTGATATTATAGACAGAAATAAAACAGAATCAATAAAAGAATTAGATAATATTGATTTTATTTTTGCAGGACATGTACATAAACATCAAAAAATAAAATACAAAAATACTACATTAATTCATCCTGGAAATATATATTATTTAAATTTTAAAGAAATAAAGGATAAGCAAAAAGTAGTAGTATTGTTTAGTAAAGAAGGAAATATTGAAATTAAAAAATTAAAAGTTATCCCTTTATTCTATATAAGTGACACTAGCTACACAAAAATAGATAACACATTAAATAAATTAAATAGTAATACTAAAGTAAAAGTAAAATTCATAGTAGAAAATAAAACTGCAGAAATTCTTATAGAAATAACTAAAATAATTAATAAATACAAACAAAAATTTGTAAGTTTTGATTATGAGATAGAAGAAAATAATATTATTGTTGAAGATAAAAATAATAAAAGTGTTAGCATTAATAGTATAAATATGAAAAAAATTTTAAACGAATTTTATAAAAAATTTAATGTTCCTAAAAACATACAGAAAGAACTTAATAGTATATTATGCAAATAGTAGAATTAAATTTACAAAATTTTTTATGTTATAAAAATGCTACTGTAACTATCCCTAATAATAAAAAAATTATACTAATTACAGGTTATGATAAAGATAGAAATACATCTAATGGTATTGGTAAAAGTGCTATTTTAGAGGCTATATTGTTTGTTTTGTATGGAAAGACTAGAACTAATTCTTTAAAAGAAATAATTAGAAAAGGAGCTAATTCTTGTAAAGTAAGTATTAAATTTATATTAAAAAATAATAAATATAAAATTATTCGTACTTATTCTAATCATTCTACATTAAAAATTTTAGAAAATAATAAAGAAATTAAATTTCATACTATTTCTCAATCACAAAAATTTATTAATAACTTGTTAGAATTAGACTATAATCTATTTATAAACTTCGCAGTGTTTGATATTTTAAGATTTACTGATATATTATCATTATCTTCAAATGATATTAGAAATATTTTTAGAACAGTATTTGATTTTGAATACTTAGAAGAAATTTATACTGATATAAAATTGAAAATAGAATCTTTTGAACAATCATTATCTTCATTATCTAATGTACGTAAACATTTTTATTCTAAAAAAAGAGAACAAATATTAAAGCAAGGATTAGAAAAAATACAAAATGACATAATTAAAAATCAAAAATTAAATCAAGAATTGCAATCTAAAATAGCAGTATTATCAGAAAATATTGGTAAATTGTCAGGTATAGTTAATAGGGATAAAGCAAAAATGAATTGGTTATTAAAAAACAATACATGTCCTACTTGTAAACAATCTTTACCTAATAGAGCAGTATTATTAACACAATTTCAGCAGAATATAATAGAAAATACTAACAGAATAAAAGATTTAGAAGATGACTTACTAACAACAAAAAATAAAATAAAAAACATTCAAGATATAAATAACAAACTAACTATAAAACAAGTAAAACTTCAAAAACTACTTAGTAATTTAATGCAATCTAATGACATTGATAATATTAAAGAAGATTTTAATAAAAAACTAATAGAACGCAAACAATTATTACAATATCTAATATTGTTTGAAAGTTACTTAATGAATTTATTAGTATCTAAATTAGAATTAGTCATAAATCAGTATATATCTCAATTGATCGATTTTAAATGTAAAATATCGTATTTGCATAGATCTAAATTATTAACTAAAAACTTATCTAAATTTGCTATTAAACTTTATAGAAACGATAAAGAATATATGTTCTACCAATTAAGTAGTGGAGAAAAAATGTTAGTATCTTATGCTTTTAAATTAGCTATTAATATGTTAGATTTTAAAGATACGTTTTTGTTTATAGATGAAGGATTAAATAGATTAGATGAAAATAATAAATTAAAATTGTTAAATTTACTTAAAATAGCACCTTTTAAGCAAATATTTATTGTTAGTAATTATAAATTACAAGAAGAATATATAGATCATTATATTTATATAGAAAAAGAAGAAAACATAAGTAAAATTTTAAATATTTAATATATTTTAGTATATAATATATATGAGAGAGAGAAAAAAGGAAAGGAAGTATATGAAATATATAATTAAATTTTTAGATTTATTTGCTGCAATTGGAACAATAATTTGTTTAAATTATACAGTAAAATCGTATAAATTTTGGCTATACTATACGATACTAACTATAGCATTTATAATAGTAGTAATATACAAACAGTTAACAGGGCAAACTATATTAGGATTGTTTTTATTATTTACTGGTATTAGGAATTATTATTTAGAAAAAAAGAAATATGAGTAATAAAATACAAATAGATTTACAAAAGTTAGTTATTTTATATAATGAAGGGCTAACTATTCCAATGCTAGCAAAAACATTTAATGTATCAGAACGAACTATAAGTAGAAGAATATTTGAACTTAAACAAAAAGGTTTAATTATTAATAATAAAAAATCACAAAAATTAAGATTTAAGCATAATGAAATTTTACATTATGTAACTGAATATATAGAATCAGCTAAAAAATATATTTTCAACTATAATGATATATATACAAATATCCCATTAAAAACTAAACCAAATACTAAAAAACAATCTGAAGATATGGTAATACTATGGTCTGATATGCATGTAGGAATGATAAATAAAAATCCATTAACTGGTAAAATTACGTACAACGATGAAATATTAGAAAAAATTGAATTACCTAATTTTATAAAAGGAATATATAGATTTTATGAATTATATAAACCTGCTTACAATATAGAAACATTATACATACTAGATTTAGGCGATAATATAACTAATGATAGAATTTATGAAGGTCAACAATTAGAAATTACTTGTAATGTAGGCAGACAGATATTAAGATTATTTCAATATCAAAGTGATTTTATTAAACACATGCTTAAAATATTTCCTAATGTAGTATTTGTAGGAGTACCTGGTAATCATTCTAGAACTACTTCTACTCCAATTTCTGAAGATGCTACTAATAGTTTTGAATTTCTTAAAAATCAATTATTAAAAGAAAGGTTTAGAAATAATAAAAGAGTTAAAATTATAGTACCAGAAACATATATGTATTCTATTAAAATAAGGGGACATAAATATTTACTTTTACATGGTAACATTATTAGAGGAACTTCTTTAAATTCTATTGAAAAAGCTACTATGCAACTAGCAGATTTAGCTAAACAAGAATATTATGATATTATTATTATGGGTCACTTACATACTGCATTAAAATTAAAAATTAAACCTACTACTAGTTTATTAGTTAATGGTTGCTGGATAGATGTAGATAGTTACGCTTATAATACATTACGAAAATATTCAACTGCTACACAATGGTCTTTTTTAGTATCTAAAAAATCACCTATGCACAACTTACAAGAAATAAATTTATTATGGAAGTAAATGAAGAATTGTTACAATTTGCTAGATTAATTAAAGGATTTAAAAGCTGTTATATGGCTGGTGGTATACAGTCAGCTGCGCATCCTAATAGTTGGAGAGATCTTGTTTCTAAATTTTTAGAAGCTAATGGTATTACTATTTATAATCCAGTAGAAGACAATAAACTAATTTTTAATCAATCTATATTAGGGTTTAAAGTAGATGGAACAGAAATTAAATTTGAAGAGATGCAAGATGTAGACGAATTAAAAGAAGCTATTTTATTAAGACAAACTGAAATAAACGATAAAAAATATATAAAAGATTCTGATTTAGTTATATTCTATTTAGATGATAGAATAGGACACGGAACTATGACTGAATTTGATTGGTGTTACTATTGGAGAAAACCGATGATTATAATTAGAACTATTCCTAGAAGACAATTAGCTCATTGGACTAAATGGAAAAGATATTTTGCTATGAAAGTAGACAGATTTGCTATTGAATTTAAAAGCATAAACGATATGAAAAAATGGTTTATTAGTTGTTTAAATTTTAAAGATATAGAAGTAGAAAGTTAAAAAAGGAGGTAAATAATTTATGATAGTGTACAAACAAATTATAATTGAAATTGCTCATAGATTAAATAATTATAAAAAACCAAAAGACTGGAATAAAGCTACATTTGGAAAATGCTATGAGTCTATTCATGGGCATTCTTATAAAATTGAAATTTGGGTAGATGGAAAAGTTAATACAGAAACTGGTATGGTAGTTAATTTTTCTGACTTATCTAATTTAGTAAAAAAATACGATCATAAATTTTTAAATGAGTATTTAGGGCAGTATTTTGTAGCTACTGCTGAAAATTTTGTAAAAATTTTAATAGAAGATATTAAACTATTATTAAAACAAAAAGATGTAGAATGGAATAGTATTAAAGTAAGAGTATGGAAAACTAATACTGCATATGCAGAACTAAAGGAGGTTAATGAACTATGCAAATGATAATAACTAAATATTATACTTTTAATATTACTCCATTAGAAACGGTAGATTTAAAATTAATATTAGATAGCGAACATGAAAATATATTAGACTATGAATATATTAAAAATTTAACATTTGACATATTAACAAAATTTAATTTAAAAAACGATAATTTATCTCGTTATTTATTACTAATAGCTTTAAAATTAATAAGAAAATATAAAAATGAACTTTTAACTGTTTCTATATCACATTCTTTTCAATCGACTATTGATAAAAATAGCGAAATTACTATTTTACCTGCAATAATAAATCCTAAAATTAATAAAAAAGAAGGAGGTGAATAATTTACATATATGATTAAATGTTTATGTAACGATGGATTTAATGAAGAATGTCCTATTCATGGCAATAAAGGAACTAAATATGACCAAGGAAAACCAGCATTAGCACTTATACCTGCAGAAGCTATTTTTGAAATAGGTAAAGTATTTACATTTGGAGCTAGAAAATATGGTGCATATAATTGGAGAAAAGGATTATCTTGGACTAGATTATTAAGTGCTACATTAAGACATATTTATGCTTTTTTATTAGGAGAAGATAATGATCCTGAAAGTGGATATAATCATTTAGCACATGCAGGTGCTTGTATTTGTATGTTATTAACTTTATATAAAAATAAGACGTTAGATGATAGATATGTTGAAAAAAAGAAGAAAAAAAAGAAAAAATAAACAAACAAAAAGAAAAGCTAAATCTGTAGGTAATATACCATCTAGAATAGTTGAAATTATTAATTATTTATCTACTGTTTTTAGTAATAAACTAATGGAAAAAGAAGATCTTAAACAAGATTTATATTTATTATATTTATCAATGTTAAAAAACGATAAAAGAGCTAAAAATGCTAAACCTGGTTATTTCTTTTTAAGATTTAAATGGTATTTATTAACTAAATATAAAAGAGAAATAAATCGTAAAAAAAAGGAGTGGGAATATGTACAACAATTTAATCCAAACAAGACAAGAGATCAGTCAAAAATTGGATACATTAATCCTATTAGAAATACTAAAAGAAAATAAAAGTAAAACACATTTTAATATTGTAAAATTATTTATGCAAGGGTATAATGTAACTGAAATTTCTAGAGAAATTGGTATTAGTAGATATAAAGTAGATAAAATGCTAAAAGAAAGTTTACAATTTTTGAGACAATATGTTTAATAAAAGGAGGATAATATGGGTAATACAAAAAAATTAAAAGTATATAAAAGAAGATTAGCAGTAAAAAAAGATTATTTAAAAGGAATGAGCATACCAGAATTAGCAGAAAAATATGGAGTATCTGAATCTGTAATAAAAAGAGATATTAAAAAAATAAATGAAGAATATATAGCAGCAGTACAAAAAAACCCATATATATTAGAGAGACAAGCTGAATATATTTTAAGACATTTAGATGAATTAAAAATGATTAAAGAAAAATTATGGGAAATAGAAGAAAAAGCGTCAGATAAAGAAAAAATAGCAGCATTAAAAGCTATTTTAGATGAGTTACATCATGAAGCTAGAGTATTAAAATTAATTGATGTATCAAAAACTATTAATAATTATATACACATAGATAAAATTGAAATTGTATTAAATAAAGTCATAGATATTATAAAAGAATTTGTTCCATTAGAAAAGCAAGAAATAGCATTAGAACGATTAAAAAATATAGGAGAAACAGTATTTAGAGAAGAAGAAAGGAGGTAAAGGTTATATGGAATGTTATGAAGCTCATAAATATAATGATGAATATAAAAAACAAATTTTAGATATTTACTATAAGTTATTAAATGTTATACAAGAAACAGAAGATAAAAATAAACATTTATATGATGGTCCTTCGTTTTCTTCTATAATTGTAACTCAAGCATTATTATTAGAATTAGCTAATACATTACAGTATTTAAATGAAGGAAATAAAAAATTATTAACTCAGGTAATAAATGATACTATATCTATTATGTTAATTACGTATTTAGGATCAAAAATAGAAGATACAAATAATGGTAATATAGAAGAAAATAATACTGATAAAAAAGAAAAAGAAGAAGATAACGATGAATAATAATAAAAGTAAAAAATCTGCTTCTTCAAAAATAAGGGAATTATTTTCTAATACTATAAATAGGGAATTAAAAGATTTAGAACATAAAAAAACTAGTAAATTTAGAACTCCTCTAGTTACTCCTAAAGAATTTTTTGAAGACTGGTTAAAAACTCCATTATTTCCTGCTCAATATTCAGCAGTTAATCATATATTTACTGAAGATTATCAAGATTTAAGAACTGATATAAATGAAATTATGTTAAAATGGGCTGAAGGATCTGGTAAAAATTTTACTTGTGCTAGAACATTAGCTTATGTAGCTTATTGGTTAGTAAATTTAATAGATCCACAAGAGTATTTGGGAGTAGGTAAAAATACTCCTATTGTATTAGTAAATGTATCGTTTAGAGAAGAACATGCTAAAGGTATATTTTTTAGACAATTTGTAGAGTGCATTAAATCTACTATAAATCCTAGAACAGGTAATAACTGGTTTGAAGAACAAGGAATGGATTTAAGAGAAGGTAAAGATATACAAACTAGAAAAACATTATTTCCTAGACATATAGAAGCAGTAGCAGAAAACTCAGTTCATTATACTGCTGAAGGTAAAAATATATTAGTAGCAGTATTTGATGAAATTGCAGAATTTAGATATGATAAAGCTAAATTACTTTATAATAATCTTAAAAATACTGCATTTTCAAGATTTCCTCATCACTATAAAATTATTAGTATTTCTTATCCTAGAGATCCTTATGATTTTTTTGTTCAATTATATGATAGTGTAGATAGTTTACCAGAAAAAGAAAGATCAAAAGTATATAGAGAAACTAAAGCAGCATGGCAAATTAGAAATAAAAAAGGCGCTCATCCTATTCTTATTAAAAAAAGAGCTTACAGAACTAAAGAAGATTATGCTCCTGCTTATAGAATAGATCCAGAAGATGCAGCTAGAAGATTTGAATGTAAATTTTTACATGGATATAAAGGTAGGTTTTTAAAAAGGTTTGAATTAGTTTTAGAAAAATGTGTTAATTTTGATAGACCAGTTCCTTATATATTAGAATCAGATTCTTTAGCTATTACTGATGTAGAATTATTGAATTTAACTTGGCAAGCTTGGTTTAAACCTAGATATTCTTATGAAGCATATTTGTTAGAACAAAAATATATAAAAAATAGAACAGATACGTTAGAGAACCAAATAAACAAAGAGTTAGAACGACATGAATTTGCTCAATATTTTGTGCATATAGACTTATCTAGAGGTATAGAAGACTTTGCAGGATTAACCTTATTACACACATATAAACATTTACCTACTTCAGTTGGTTATTATGTGGATTTAGCAATTCAAATAAAACCTGAATCAGACGAAATAGAATTTGATAATTTATATAAATTTATATTACAATTATTATCTATGGGTTTTGATATACAAAAGGTAACTTTTGATGGATTTCAATCTACTCATTTAATACAAAAATTAGAAAATAACAACGTTGAATGTGATATAATATCTGTAGATAGAAGTAGAAAACCTTATGATACTTTAAAACATCTATTATATCAAGGATTAGTTAATATTTATTACTATGCACCTTTAGTAAGAGAGTTAAAAGAATTAATTATTACTCCTACTGGAAAAGTAGACCATCCAAAAGAAAGTAAACAAAGATTAATGGAAGAAGGTATAAAAAAAGGATCTAAAGATGTAGCAGATAGTTTAGCTGCTGCTGTATATAGTGCATTAGTTACTAGTCAGAGTACTGAAAATATTGTTATAAGTACTTTAGATGTAGATATAGATAATTTAGATAAATTAAATAAAATTTTATAGAATTTAAATCTTTTTCAATAAAGGAGGATTGTATATGTTCTGGAAAACATTATTTTCTGGAAAAAAACAAAACGAATCTGATAAAGAATCACAAATTATAGAAACCCCATCAGCTTATGCTACTGAATTAGGAGGAGCTGAAAGTGTATCTGAAACATTAGATCCTAACACTATTGCTACTTTATATAATCGATCTGTATTGCTAAAACGTTATATTAAATATATAGTAAGTGAATGTTTAAGAAATGATATTATAGCAAGACCTAAACCAGAATATCAAAACAATAAAAAATCTAAAGATAAAGCAGAAAAACTAAATAATTTATTAGCATATTGTAATAAATACGAAACTTTTAGGGAAATAAGAGAAAAATATTTAAAAGATTATCTATTGTATGGTAGAGCAGGCATAGAAATAGAACCTTCAGATGTGCATGAATTTCCTACTGCTTTATATGCTGTTCCCGGATACTGTATTAAATTAAATACTGATAATTCAGGTAATTTTAAAGATCCTGAAAAAGCATATTTAATAGTTAATCCTAGTAGAACAGATGAAATAGTAGCTACTTTTTCTTATTATTCTTTAGTGTATTTAATTTACGATAAATTAAGTGATAGAGTGTATGGTGAATCTCCTATTTTATCTATATATAATGAAATTGTAGCAGATTTAAATGCTTCTGAAAATTTACAAAATGCAGGATCATTAAAATCTGGTATAGTATCAGTAAAAAGGGCTAATAGAACAGTATTACAAAGTTTAATTGAAAAAATAAAGCAATTAATAAGAGTTAATGCTAAAGTTAAAATAGCTTCTATTAGTGCAGAAGATGCTAAATTTATAGATTTAACTAATGCTACAGTAGAAGAATTAGTATCTTTACAAAAATGGATAGCTCAAAAAGGTAATGTATATAATATTCCACTGTATATATTAGGTTTAGAAATAAAAGGATCTGCTACTGCAAGAGAACAAAAAGATGACTTTAGAGCATTAGTAGAAGAAATAATTAAGTATGAAATAGATAAATTAAACGCTATTATTCTTAATGCTAGATTAGGCTGGAACGATGTAGAATTTTATTGTCCTAATTTAGCTACTAGAATTACTTATGAAAGAACTAGGGTAGCAGTAAGATTAGTAAATGCAGGAATAATTACTCCTAATGAAGCTAGAACAGAATATTTAGGATTAAAACCATTAAACGATCCTGAAGCAAATAAACTTCACTCAAAAACTTCTCCTAAAAAAACTGAAGAGTAATATTAAGAAATTCTCATTACTAATGCAGCTAAATTATATTTAAATGAAATGTTATTTCCATAATATCGTCGTATAGAATAGTGTATTTGTATATAATGACCAGGTTTAATTGATTGTACGTTTGCATATCCTTGAAATCTAGTAACTGTTTCATTATTTGCAGCGTAAAAACTTCTATTTTGATTAGTTATAGAATCTTGTATTGTTATAACCCAAGTTGGATAACCGATAACTTCTATACCTGGTTTAGTAACATATAATACTTTACCAACTGCGATACCGTACTCTTCAGTAGTTTCTTTATACCCTGCCATAGCTAATGCATCAATTCTATCTTCTAAAGTAGCAAAATAATCAGTTAAATCTGTACCAAACCAATAATTACTAGTTAATACTAATTCTGTAGTTTTATTTTCTAAATTATACTTAACTTTTTGTATTATAAGTTTCTTATTTTGTAAATAAGATAAATTAGTATTATCAATTTTTACAGCATATCCAATGCTTAAATCTGTTTTTACTCCATCAACTACACAGCTTCCTCCTATATAAGCATCTTTATAAGGTGCTATATACAATTCTGCAAATTTTTTAAGATCTCCAGTATCATCTCTTTGTCCTTCTATATATTTGAATCGATCATCTACTAATGTTTTAATGTTTTTTACTCCAAAATCAGTATAAGCAGATCCAACCCATCCTGTATCGTATATTAAAAACAATGGATTACCGCTCTCATCAGTCATAATTGCTCCATCTTCATCCCTTTTGTAGTCTCCTCTTATTACTAACCTAGTTATTCTATCGGATAGATTATAGTTTACATTTAAATCTATAACTGTGTATTTATTGCTATCTACTGACTCTCCTTCACTGTGAACATATAAATTTTTAGTAGACAAATTAGTCAGATCGTAAACTTTAAAAATTTTGTCAAATCCTAAATACCAAGCATATATACCTGCTGATTTAAAAATGTATGATAATCCATTTCCAATTGTAGCGTTATTAAAATTTACTTTATAAAGAGTAAAATCTGGTAAATCTCCAGCTATATCTCTACAATATAATTTTGGGGATGAATTTACTATTTTAATAATAATTGATTTAGAAGATACATTATAATCTGTATAGTTAAATACCCAAGGTGAGTTCTCGAAATATTTTCTAAATCCTACTGCATAATACTTAATAATTTGTTCGTTATTTTTAATACTATATGTAACAGATTCAATAAAACCTCCAAATTTTACTTGCCCATAAATAACTCCATATACCAACTGTCCTTCTTTAAACAGCGGGGTACTATCAAATTTAGTATATTGAACAAATTCCATTACATCTGCTTCATTAAAACTATTTGTAATATATGTAATACGAACGTTAGGATAATAAAATACTCCATTATGACTGACAACTAAACCATCTACTTGATCGTAAGGAGCATCACCTATATAAGTACCATTAGCATCTCTAATTTGTACACTAGACGGTAAATATATAATATCGATTTGATCATCACTATAAACTGAATTAGGTAATTTATAAGATATTAATCCTTGAGAATCTGGGAAAGAATCTGTTCGTTCTAAATCACTATCAATTTTAACACACTCACCATTTATACAAGTGTATCCAGAAGGACAAGGATTGTTAGCATCACATTCTAAAGTTCTTTGATTTAATTCAGTAGTAGTTACTGGATCTTTTAATTTTTTAGGGGAATACACTAACCTTAGATAGCTAATATCTGAATATTTAAAACGGTACGTTTCTTTATTAAGCGTTACAGTAGTACCAAAAAAAATTCCAGTAGTAATTGTACTAACATCTTTTTCTACTATATTGTTATCATTTTCATCTAACCATTCCCATTGTAGTAATAATTCTAAACTACGTATGTTTTCTTCATATGTAGTGGACGATACTTTAGATGCTTTAATTGCCAAATAATTAAAAAAATTATTACTAGTTGCTATTCTAATAGTTTGTCCATCATTGCTTACAAAATCTACACCACTAAAAATATAATTAGATGGATCAGGATTATAGTTATTAATTAAATTTATAAGAGTAGATACATTTACTTTTACAGTATAATCGTAAATTTCATTATATATAGCATGCTCATGCTGCAAATCAAAATCAAAAAGTCCATGACAAGGAGTAGTTCCTGGATAATATCCTATATATCTTAAATTAAATCTATAATCTTTATATAGTTTACCATCTGCATTAACTGTAAATGCTGTATTAAATGGTAATCCATTTATATAATTTCCATTTTCAGAAATAACTCTTATTTCTGGTGCATCTCCATCATATACTACTACTGGATTATTTTTAGCTATGTTAAGTATAGAAGGCTTACAACTAGGATGTGTAGGATGTGAAATAGAATAATCCAAAAACATTATATAATTATAATATCCTTGACTAGCTGCATTTTTAAATACATTACTTAATAATAATTTAGTTTTATACTTATAATGTTTATTAATTTTATATGAAAATATATTTCCTATCGGTATTAAAGGAGAAATTTCTACTAACCTAAATTTATAAATAACTCCCATTTTTTACCTCCGCTTTATGTAAAATCTAGTATATATATTATTTGGTTTAGAAACATCAGTTATTATTTGTCCATTTCTAATTTCATCGCTGTAATAAGACTCTAAAAACATTCTATAAGTATAATCATATAGTTTTTCTTGGTTTGTAATAGTAGTATATCCTACTCTGTTTGCCAAATCTATGTATTTCACTGTTATACCTAATTCTGGAAAAATTGGTAAATCAAATACAATAGTAAAATAATCTTTATAAGGCAATATAATATACTTTATATTAGAATTTTCTCTATACAATAATATTCCACTAATAATAATTTTAGTTTCGATATTGCCTATATCACTAGTTAATAAATCGTATTTTTGATTTATAAGACTAATATTTTCTCTTATAAAATTTTCTTGCAATGGTAAATTGTACAAATTGGTATTTCCTTTTCTAATTTTTAAATTTATATCAGTATTATATGTATTAAGATTAACAAATACTAAATATAATAATCCTTCATTAGCATTTATAGTATCAGTAGTTAAACTATTCCCATTTATAAACTGTAATTCGCTATTATTGTCTAGTATGTAACCATTAGATACGCTAATAGTAGCAGTTTGATTCCCATTATCTGTAACAGTAATATTAAACCCAGATAATGGTAAATGACTTAAAAATATTTCATGTAATTTAATATTGTTATAATTATTATAAATTTCTATTTTTTTAGGAGGTATCACCGTAGATGTAGTTGGTAATTCGTATTTAATAACAAATTTATTTCTATCTATCCTATCTAAATATCCACTATATTTTATATTTATATTTGTGTTAGAATAATAATATTTAATATTTAAAGCAACTTGAATATAATTGTTACTATTGTTATTTTTAAATCTTACATAAACAGTTTTGTCTCCTTCGTTGTTATTACCTCCTACACTAGAGTTAGTTATATCTATATTAAATGGATTAGATAAAGAAAAATACACAGTCCAATCAGTATTATTTAAAGAATACGAATATAAAGATATACAATTAGGAACTATTTTATCGTCTGTAAAATACACAGGTAGTATATTATTACTAATATATCTATCATAAGATAATAAATCACTAATATGCTGATTAAAAAATAGTAATTCATAAGTAAATGGTGTTTGATTATTAAAAGACGATGAAATAGCATCTGATATGTTTAACGAATAAATTCCATTAAAATTTGAAGTATCTATGTATTCAGTTTCAACTGTATCGTTTGCATTATTAGTAGAATATACTTTATTAATTTGTACAGTGGTAGATGTACCATCAGGCAATCTTAACGTAATTTTTGGATAAAATAAAATTGACGTATTAAATGTAATTACAAATTTTACAGAATTTTCTTTTAAAATTACTGAATTGTATACGAATCCGCTATTACCTACTACTTTTACAGAACTTACTTCCAATGGAATTACTGTCTGAGAAATAGATACGTTTACAGTTAAACCACTAGCACCATTAGCAATTTCTAGTATGTCTAAAGTAAGTATATCTCCTTTACTAAGCATATCTTTTACTGGTTTATTACTAAAAGCTACATTTGAACTACTATTTGCATATAAAACAGGATAATCATCTGGACTATAAAATATACTATCTCCATTAAGTTTTACATCTACTACTGTTTTACCTGAAATACCTTTATTTTTACAATGTATAGATACATTTTCAATTTTTCCTAAAAAATATGGTATTAAAATTTGTTTCACATTTGAACCTACAGTAGGATCTTCTATATACCAAGTTTCATAGTGATATGGAGGTGAAATTTGGTATTCTCCAACCTTATAAAGTACTATATAATCCTTAGAAAACACACATTTATCAATAAACGATAACGCTGGGATTACCGTCTCATTAAACATTAGATAATCTTTTATATTTATAGTTTTTAATATATTTTCTTTTAAAGTTACACTGTCAATACTATTAATTAACTGTATCAACTTTTTAAAAATAGTATCTTTATCTTTAATACTTAAATTGTCAGATAAATACATCCATTCAGATATATACCCAGAATGATATAAATTACTAGGTGGATATTCTACACTAATTGTATTGCTATAAATGTTAGTACCCATAATTTATGCTCCAAAATGAATAAAATTAAGTACATTATAATTAATTCTAGGATGCATTTGTAAAGAAGGTCTATACCCATATGTATTAGGAGTTAAAATTATCTCAGATTCCCATGTACTTATATCTTTTTTATATCGTCTACTATATACTTTATAATCGTCTCTTTTAGTATATATTACAATAATATTATCATAAGCATCGCAACCTAAACTAAGCATACCATGCATTAAAAAGTCTGACGAACTACTTATAGATAATATTTCAGTACTATTTTTAAATACTTTAAAATAGTATGTAGAATCTGAATAATCGTAAAAATATACTGACCAATATACGTTACCATTAGAATCTACCACTAAACTTTTTGATAACCATTGATCGTTTATATCTGAAGATAACAGCATGTCTACTATAACAGTTTTAGATGACGCATCTATAGGACATTTTATAATTTTTACTCTACATTCATTAAAAAACGTAGAATAATAATATATTAAACCTATATATATATATCCTGAAGCATCTATATCAGCTCCTAATAAATACGCATAAGGTGTAAAACTTAATGAGTGTATTAGATGATGATATGTGGTATCAAAATTATTTCCTTTGTCACTTGAATATTTTATATTCACCCATACACCGTTATATGTACCTTGATTAGGTATGTATCTGCTATCAAATGAAAAATAAATGTTATATAATGTATTAGAAGAAGATCTATTACTTAAAACTATTGATTGTCCTCTATTTCTTGAATAACTAATATCGTGTTCTAGTATAAATTCCCATGATCCTCCGTTTAATTTTCTATATACTTTTGCATTATAATTATTACCAGAAACATACACATTAAATCCTAAAAATATATCGTTATCTGGAGATCTTGATAAACTTACATACGCAGGACTATTCAAACTTTGTATTGTGTAATCCAACTGCCAACCATTACCTTCATTTTTATATATTTCTATATCATTACTATCGTTGATAAAACATGTATATAAATGTCCGTTATTAAGCTGAATTATTCTATTTTGACCAAATCCATATGCAGATTCTCCTATAATCTTAGCATCAGTATCTATTAATATACTCATATTAACCTCCTTCTAATATAGTATTATGATCTACTTAATTCTATAGTCCATATAATTCCTACACTTTCTCCAGCTGTAAAATTCTTATCTGAAAAAGTTACTCTAGATAATAGTGTACCACCTGATAAACTATCAAATATACCTGCTTCTCTAATAGTAACAGAACTATTAAAAGTAAATATACCAGTTAATTTAGCTTTAAATGGAGATTCATAAGAAGCTCCTGCTAATACTCTATCTACTTCATTACCTAAAGTAGTATCTCCATTACTAGGAGCTGTGCTACTACTTCCTATAGCTATATACTGAAACGGAGTAGTCTCTAACCCTATTAATAATTTAGCTGCTCTTTCTAAACCAGTATTTACTATTAAATTACTATGTCTCCATTCTTTTACAATATTACCATTTTTATCAAATTTTATTAATGTTATTACTCCTTTAAGTTTAAATAAATCGTTCATAATTATTACCTCCTTTTTTATAAACTTTTAACAAATTCTATAGTAAAATGACTCCATCTATTATTTTCTTCTGATGGTCTAATACTAACCACTGAACAATTATCTAGTGTTAAAGTATTTTCTATTTTTAATGTTCCTTTTTTATTTGCTATATTATTTATTAGATTTATTAAATATTGCTCTATCTCTAACCTACTATTAGCTATTTTAAATGCTCCCACTGTAATTCTAATTAAACCACCTCCCATTTCATCTCCCGAATATATTTGAACCCCTCTAGCTCTAGGTATTATTCTAGTCATTACGTTTCCTTCAAAAGTAGGATTCATCCAAGCCATTTGTCCTAAATCATATTCATTACTATCTACTATAAATTTTATTCTAGGTGCATAAGACATTAAAATTTCCTCCTATTTCTAGTAGATTCTAACATATTATGTAATCGTTTAACTGATTCATTTAAATTTAAATATTCTTCTTGCATTGTTTTTAAATATTTTTCTAAATTTACCCCTAATTCTTTTAAAGAAACTATAGTATTACTACCATAAATTCTTATATTTTCGTTAGTTTTAGCTGCTACTCTTACAGCTTCTTTTGCATTAGTTACCACAGCATCCCCAATTATATATATTGAATCGTAATATTTTGATAAACTTTTAGCTATCTCATCTGCTGTAAATAATTTTTTACCTTTTTCTATCTTCCCACCTGTAGCTAATTGTTCTTGTAATTGCTTTACTGTTTCTGCCACTACACTAGAAATATTTACTAATGATTCCATTTCTTGTAACCTTCTTTGCTCTATTTTTTGTCTTAATTTTTCTAATGTCTCATAATACTTTTTTTCTCCATGTAAAAATTTCATAAAACCTGGATGCTCAGTCCAAAATTTATATTTAAATTCAGGAGCTGTATATCTTTTATATGCTTCCCAAGGCATCCATTTATAAGTAGTTTTTAAAATTTCTGGTGTTACTGCCTCCTTAAATCCTTTACCAAACAGCCTACCTGCTTCTATACCTGCTATTTTAAATAATTTCCATATTCCATTAATTACTGTGCTTAAATCTGATAATAATTTTTCCCATCTAATTTTTAATTCTATTTCAAATTCTCTTTTAGCATATTTTTCTGGATTTCTCAAAAGTTCAAATATGTTTTTAATATCTTCTGATATTCTTTCTCCATATTTTTTCATTATATTTTGTATTTCTGGTTTCATTAAAAATTGAGTTATAGGAGTAATTACATATTTAGTCAAAGCATCAGCTATAGGCGCCCATAATGTTTCTAAACCTAAAGCTCCTATTACTGTTTTTAGTTTAGTTAATGAAGTTCTAAATACTTCAACTTTACCTGGTGCTGTATCTAATATTTTAGAAACCATTCTATTAAATTTAGACATAGCAGTTTCCAAATCACCAAAAATACCTACCATTTTATCAACTTGTAAAGATAAAGTTTGTACTCCTTGTGATTGCCTTATAGAAAACATTTCTTCTAGTATTCTTTGAAATTCTAAAGCTCCTATTTTATCTTTTAATTTAGCAAATTCTGCTATAACTTCATTTAATGGTCTAAATTTACCTCCTGCTTGGGTAAATAAAGTGTATAATGAATCTACTGCATCACCATAAGAGTTAAATTGATCTTTTAAAGCAGATATTTTTTCTGCTAATTTATCTGCTTCTTCTGCTCTATTTTCTAATCGTAATTTATTTTCTTCTGCTACTAACTTATTAATAGTACGTTCTAAATTTAACATTTTATCTCCTAAAGTTTTCATTCTTTCTGCATAAGTTCTAGCTTTACCATCTGCTTTATATAGCTCTATTCCATACATTTTCATTAACCTAGCTGCCCTACCAGAAGGAGCCATCATTCTAATTAATGCAGTTCTTAACCATCTAGCAATATGAGTAGATTCAGCTCCTGCTGCAGTACCAGCCATTACTGCTGCTGTAAATGATTTAACTGAATCTATACCAGTACCATAAGTATTAACTATAACAGGTGCTAAATATTTAGATGCTTGTACTAATCCTCTAATAGTACCCACTGCATCAGTAGAACCTACTACTAATATTGCTACTAATTTTCTAAAATCTTCAGCAGGCACTTTAAAAGCTGTAGCTAATCTAACCAAATCTAAAGCTAATTCTTTTGCATCTTCTCCAGTAACTAATTGAGCATCTGATAATGCTTGTAACATTTTTTCATATTGATTTAAATTAATACCTGCTTTAGATAAAGATACTGCTATATTTGCGATAGAATTAGATGTTAACGCTACATTTTTAGAAGCATCTAATGATATTCTTTTCATTTTTGATAAAGTATCTGAAAAAGTAAATCCTCCTTTAGTCATAATAGCAGAAGCTCTGGCAAAATTTAAAAATTGCTGTTGGGTATCTTTCATATAATTTTTTATAGAACGATTTATATCTCTAAATATATTAATTAATCCATAAGCTGCTGTTCTTAAAATCGCTGATCTTAATGTTCTAGCCATATCTCTAACAAACCTAGTAACACTTTTAGTCATTGAGCTAAATAAAAATGATACAGTAGTAGCTACTGGTCTAAGTCCTTTAGCTATTGTTCCTAATCCTTGTAAAGCTGAATTTATATTTTTAAGCTTATTATAAACGTCATTATAATTTACCAGATTAAGCACTAATTTAATATCAGCCATTTATTATTTCTTTCCTCCTTCCAACTGTTGTAATAATTTTTTTAATTGTTCAAAATTTTTAACTTCTTCTTCTGCTGACAATTTTTTATCTTTTTTAACATAATAATTAGGTGATATTTTACCTGATAATGCTTTTATAATATTTAATTGCTGTCTTTGATCTTCTATGTTTTTTCTTTCTATTATAGCTTTTATTAAACCAGTTATCTCTGGCATAGTTAAATTTTGTATATATTCTATACTCCATCCATATTCACTAGCTAATAAATCTATTATATAAAAAAATGATTTATCTAATTCAGTATACATTATATAGTAGTACCTCCTCCTAATAATTCACTAAAAGGATCTCTTAATGCATATTTAGCTATTTGCTCTATTAAACTATTATCTAATAAAGTATCCACATCTTCTCTTTTAAAATCCTTATTGGTACGAGTAATAATATAATGTATAATATCCCCCTGCCACTTTATATAAGAATCAGCAAAAGTATTTTCGTCGTCTAACTTAAGATTTTGAGCTAAATTGATACAATATTTACGTTCTGCAAGAGTTAAAGGACGAATAGTAATTATAGAACCATTTAAAAGTTTGATTTCTAATTTATCAGGTTCAATTATTCTTTTATTTTCATTAAACATATTTTAAACACCTCCTTCTACTAATTTCATACTAAAAATATTAATATTACGAACTATATGCTTTTCTTAATTCTAATCTATATGTAACAAATCCATTTTGAGTAGACGCTGTTTCCCAAGATACTGCCTTACATCTAGATAAAGTTAAACCAGAAATGCCTCTATTTGGATTAGCTGCTGACGGTAATAATTCTACATCAACATATGTATTAGGTAATACAGTATCAGGATCTAATCCCTCAGTCCATTCAGCAAAAGCCACTGTGACGGTAATAGCTCTATTTCCTATTTCAATTTCTAAAGGATCCATATACCCACCACCATAAAAATCTACTGGATTTCCATCTACTCTTACAGTTATTTCTGTACATTTAGCTATTGTTTTATTTCCTAACTTTATTCTACCAACACTAAAAATCATAATTTTACACCTCCTTTTTTTAAGTCAATAGTTATCCAATATTGAAAAATCATCTCTGCACTATAAATTCAAAAATAATTGCTAACTCATAAAAACCAATATTTTCGTAATGCACTATATCATCTGCATTAGTTTTTCTAATCCAATATATTTTATTGACATATTGATTAGTAAAAGGACCTTTTAAATCTAATAATTCTAATACTCTATTAGCGATATTAAATATAGTTTGAATTGGATTGTTTATATTATCTTTAACTAATATATAAACATTAACTTTTCCTTCTTCTATTGGTTGTACATCGTCACTTGCTGTAATAGCACTAGTAGAACCATAAGCAAAAGACACATTTATTTGTTTATCTACAGTATCTTTAAAAACATTAGTAACATAAACATGTCTACCACCTAATAAATTTTCTAATTGATTATCATTTTTTAATATGTCTATAATAGTCTGTGTAATCATTTAAAATACCTCCTAAAAGTCAAATCTACTTCTTCCGATAAATGAGTTAATAACCAATTTTCAGTATTTGAAATAAAATGTATTCCTCTTTTATAAAAACCTTTAGCTTTTTTAGTAAATATTATATCTCCAGTTCTACCTATAAATCTCATAGCTTTTTTATTAACTGGAAACCTAGTAGGAACATGAATATCAGCGTCTAAATAAACTGCATAATATACGTCTGTTTTAATATGTAAAATCAATGAATATTTACTTTTTTCTATAAATACTTTAAATGAATCTCTTAAATGCGGTTTATTCCTATTTGATACTGGTATTAAACGTTTAAGATAATTATAGCTCCTATTCCCTAATCGTAACAAATCAGGATATATTTTATTTGATATATTTTCTAAATTAAGCAACACCTTAACAAAATCAGATAAATTTAATTTTGGAGTTATTTCTACCATTAATTCCTCCTCACTAAAACTTCTAAATGATGCCCTCTACCTGCTGCATCTTGTACACTTAATACTAAATACTTTATACCATCTACTACTAAATAATCACCAGGTTGAATATTAACATTTATATTACAAAAAATTTTTTCTGTGGCTACATAATCTGTACCACCTAAATGAAATACTAATTGTTCTCTTAATGGCTGTATTGCACATTTAATAGTTTCTACTGAATCCAAAGTAAATGTAGATTCTCCAAAACTATTAGTACTAGATTCACTTTTTCTATAAATTGTAGCAGTTTTATTTAATAACGAATCAAACATAATTTATCACTCCACACTTGGATATATAGAACCACCTTTAATTAACTCTACTAAATCTGCTATCCGTTCATCCCAAGATTTGACAGTACCTTTAACATACCCACTATATTTAACCATATAATCTCCTATTCTTTCTTGAACTATAACATTAGAAGTTTGTGCTTTATCTGGATATAAAGAATAATACTGATTTATTACTAATAAAACTATTAGTAATTTGACTAATAAAGGAACATTATTTTTATTCCAACCTACTTTATAGTTAACAGTAACTATAGTACCTGGATTTAAAGTCTGATCTAATAAAACTAATCCCTTAGATTTTATTAATCTATAATTTTCTATTATAGTACTTCCAGAAGTAGAACTAGTAGTATAACTTATTGATTCTATTGAAGTTATTGGTTTTATTTTTAAATTAATTTCATTAACTGTATCTTCGATAAAAATTTCTGCTTCTTTAGTTTCTTCTTCTAAAAAACCTATAAATGCTTTGGCTTGTGCTTCTCCGTAAGGAATCAATGACACTAAAGAAGAATCTGATAAACCAGTTAATTCATATATATCATCTAATGTAATTAAACTCATTACAATTCCTCCTTTTTTTAACTAATATTTCTCTTTTTATTAGTTAAAATCCAATATGGAATAAATATATAAGATAATTCGTTGTTTTTAATTAATAATTTTAAAAATTTATTAAAATTTTTAGTATCGTATTTTTTAATAGATTCTGAATTTAAAATAAATAAACCAGAATCAGATATTCTATAATTATCAAAAATTAATTTATCATTTTCTATTCTCCAAGTTTTAGAACCTTTTAATTTTTTTAAAAATACTATATTTTTATTAGTATTTTCATGTTTTTCTAATAAAATCTTATATGCATTAATTGGAAAAATTCTTAGTCCAAAACTAACTGCTATTTTATCAAATACTTGAGCATGTTCTTTAATTTTTAACATTGTATCTTTTATACTACACTTTTCAAATTCCTTAGATTCAAATCTAGTGTATATTTTAGCATAGTTACCTTTAATTTCATCTAATAAAGATCTACCTAAAATAGATAAATTTTTATCATATTCATTTATAAATACTAATAAAAGCATATAAAATCCTCCTATAATTGAAAACTATTTTTAAAATACGTAAAAAAATGATTTTTTTCAAATTTTAATATATGATTAATTTCAGGTAAATTGTCTAATTTTATATCACGCTCATTAGAAATTGCATACATATTTCGAATTGTGCTTATATTATCAAATAAATACTTAACAATTAAAGAACGGCTATCATAAGAAATATGTAAAGTATTAGCCCCAAAATATAAAGATGGAATTGTACCATGTACTCTAAAAGAAATTACATTTTTAGCTTTAGAATAAAATTCTAATAAATTTTTTGGATTATTTATACAAATTACATTATCTAATAAAGATTTAAAAACATTATAATCGTGAATATCATGACATAAACATAATAAATTTTTAAATTTATTTTTAGCTATTTTATACAATACATTGACTATAAATTTGTTATGAGTATTTAAATCTTTAAGTACTAATATATTAAATTCTTTAAAATTTTCATTTATTTTATAATATAATGGGGAAAAGTATACAGAATCTGCTAATTGAATAGAATTTATTTGCAAATTTTCTAATACTTTTTGAGTTAATAAATCTCTTGTAATAATTAAATCGTAAATTTTAAAATTATTTAAAATAAAATTTTTATGATTATTAATTATTAATCCAACTGATTTTTTTAAATCTCTATCTACTAATTGGTCTACAAACCCTACCCATAAATTAAAAATTTTAATTCCTTTAGATTTAGCTTTAAATAAAACATCATAAAAACTTTGATTGAATCTATTAGGAATATAATCAGTAGTTAGCTGAGGAGTGCCACATAATACTATAACATCTGCTTCTTCTAACATTCTATTCCAGGTAATTTTATCATTTAAATTAAATAAATTTACATAATTAAATATAGCAAATCTATTATTTATTTTATATTCAGCTTCGTATAGTAAATACTCTATTCCTTTTCCTATTAAAATATCACCTGGATTAGGATTTTCATAATGAGTATCTGTAAGTAAAAAATATTTTACTACTTGCATATTTCTAATAATTTTTTAATTATCATCTCTGGAAATATTTTATACAAACAAAACCCTTCTAATTGATATTTTACACAATGTCTATTTTTAGGTTCTACTCTCTGAGTATCCCAACAAGGAGAACAAGGAACTGGTGCTTGGATAGGGTAACAATTTTTATAGGTACTACATCTCCATTCTGCTGGTATAGGACCAAATAAAGCAATAGTTTTAGTATCAAATGCACCTGCTACATGTAATACCCCAGTATCTACTGTAATTAAATAATCCAACTTCCAAACAATAGCAAATAATTGTCTTAAATTAGTTTTACCTCTTAAATCTAAATAACTACCAATAAAAGATGAATATGGTTCTTTATTATTTCCGATTAGTACTGGAGTAAACTTTAATTTATTTAATTCAACGATTAATCTTTGAACATGTTGTCTAAAATACGATCTATTAGTGCCTACTGCACTCCAACAAATGCCTACTGAATTATTACAATTTTTTAAAGTATCTATTGCATATTGTTTTTCTTTTTCATCTAATATGATAATAGGTTTATCTATTAATAGCTCATTGGGTTGTAAATTACATAAATATGCAGTAGAATAAATTCTATGTTGCTGATTAAATGTTAAATTATAAGCACTTAGTCTATAACTTAATGTAATATAATTGTATTTATAAATAGGAATTTCGTTTCTATTAGTATATATTTTGTCAATAAAATCTAAATTTTTAAAAATATCTACCTTTGATTGATCTACTAAATACGCTACTTTATATCCTTTTTTATATAATGTATAAGCACTAGGTAAACTCATTAAAATATCTCCTAAACCATCATAAGTTTCTATTAAAATATCAGGTTTAGAATTACTCTTTATAAACTCTTTTAGCAATTTTAAATTACTATCTTTATTAATAATTGGTATTTTAAAACCAGTATACTTACTAAATAAATTAGCATATTTCTCTGCATCTTTAGTATTATTATGAAATACTCCATTAAAAATAAGAGGATTTTTAAATATTGTATGGATGAACCATTCAAATCCAGTTTCTACATATACTATTTTATCACTTATTACATAATTTTCTGGTAATATATCACATACATATATAACCCCTATATTATGTCTAATTAATTGTTTAATAAATTTTTTATCTATATTTTTATTATAATGGTGAAAACAAAAACCTACTACTAAACTTCTTATGTTTAAAGGAGGGAAAATTACAGTTCCTAAACTAAGTTTTAATTTTCTTTTATTAGAAACTTTATAGTAAATTTTAATAGGATTTAAATTTTCTAATGGATTAATATTTAAATAAATCACTATAACATTCCTCCTCTACTAATCTTCTTTTCATATATATTATATACTAAATAGCAGGGGAGTTTTTAATCTCCCCTGCCATATTTATTTAAATATTATGATCCAAGATGAATTTTAACTAAACCTTCAACTTTATCATTAGTATTCTTGTACACAGGTTTAAAATCTATTTCCTCTGCAAGTATTATTCTCTTGCTAAATTTCTCTTCAATATCTTTTTCTCTTACAAAGATGTCTTTTCTTACACCGAGTATAAACGCATCTTTTCTTACCAAAATAGCAACCTCACCACTTTCAGTACCATCTAAATAAGAAGTCTCAAAAACTTTAATTCCCATTACTGGAGGCAAAGTTCCTGTTTTAAGCAAATCAGTATCAGGTCTAAAATCTGCTCTATAAAGCTTTTCATTTTTTCTTAATCTATTCCCAAATGTTAAAGAACAAATTAACACTAAATCATTAGTATTTCTACCATAAACTCCTAATGCTTTTCTAGCATCAGCTATTTTAGCTACTATATCATCAGATGCGCTATAAGTAACTGGCGAAGTAGCACAAGAACTACTAGAAGCAATAGTATAAATTCCATCAAATATAGTATTATATCCAGAACCAGCACCAGCACTACCTAATAACATAGCTTTCTCTTCTGCCTCAGCTAACTTTTTAGTCAATGCTTGTCTAATTGCCTTAGCTAAATCAATTCCTGCTGTTTCCAAATCATCTTCAATTATATCTACAAATGCTACTAACAACTGTGGGGTAAGAACTATAGGCTTAGAAGTATCTATTGTAGTTTCATTTAATGTACCAGGAGCTATTTCAGTCCCATAAGAAACTTTGTAAACATTCAAATCTGTACCGTAAAGTACAGAAGGAATAGTTAAATTTCTAGCATTTTTAGGTACATTAATTTTAGGGAATATTTTTCTCAAAATATTAGATTCAGTAATTTCCTCTATTACTTTTTTAGAAACTGGTTTAGGTAGTATGTTACTACCAGTATTATCAGGTATCTGACCTAAATCATCAGCTTTAATTAAATCTAATAATTTTTTAACTTTTTTCTCCATAAATATGCACCTCCTTATTTATTTGTTAAATATTTATAAAATAATTCATCGGGATCTTCTTCTTTATTATTCTCTTCTTCTTTATCTTCATTTTTAATCAAAGATTTCTTATTGTCTACTACTGTAATTGTTTTAACTTTTTCTTTTACTAATTTTGTTAACTCTTCTAACATATTTTTTATATCTTTAATTTCTGCTTTAATTTCCTCTATACTTTCTCTCATTTTCTTACCATAGTAATAGTAGTAATAATATTCATATTCTTCTTTATCTTCTTCTTTTTTTTCTTTATCAGTCATTTCCTCTTTAACTTCTTCTTTCTTTTCTTCTTCTTTATTAACTTCATCTTCTAATAAATCTTTAATTTCTTTTTCAGATAATTCTTCTTGTTTTTTAATATCTTTCTTTTCCACAATTTCACCTCCTTTTTCTTCTTCATTTTGTTTTATACATTTATATAAAGCCTTACTAAATGATTCCAATACTTGAGCTTGTGCATTAGCTGGTATACCTACAAAACTAACTTCATATAGTTCCATTTCTTTTATAACTAATACAAATTTTAAATTAGGTCGTTCTTTTTTAATATTTTCTGATAAATATCCATTTTTAATTGCTTCGTCTATAGGGATCTCTACTGCATCAACTAATTTTCCTCCTATAGAAAACTTTGATATTATACCTTCTTGTATTTTTACTCTTAAATCTTTAGCTAACTGACTAACATATATTTTTACTAGCAAACCTTTATCATCTACAGTAGCATCTATAACTTTACCTACAGCGTTATCTAAATCATATTGATGATTATAAAAGACAGTACTATTAATAGTTTTTAATTTATCAGCAGCTTTTTCTAATGCTTCTTTTAAGATAATATCTCCTTGTCTATCTAAATCCGTTGTAGCTGCATATCCAACTACATAAAAACCTTTATCGCTTGGTTTTCCTTTTTGTTTAACTATAGGAACATCAAAACGAAATATTTTTTCAAATTTATATTGCATAATTTACACCCCCTCTTTCAACACTACCTCGTAAATTGAAAAATATTTAAATATTTTAAAATTTAAAATTAATAGCATATAATAATTTATATATATATTCAACATCAATTAAAAATTGCTTATCTCTTTTATTTTTTTCTTCATAAACTTCTTGATTTTTAGGTTTATAAAATAACCATATTCTTTTACCATTTATAGGAGCATACATAAATATATACCAACCATCAAATAATTTACCTTTAAATTTAAATAATTTAAAATGTTTACCATGAGGAGAAGTTTGTCTACCTGCATACCAAGTACCTTTTTCATGTACCCAAAAAGAAGCATAATTATTAGAAGTTGAACCTATAGAATCTGGAGGCACTATTAAAGGTTTACCGTCTCCTACAGTTAACCAACTTGCAGGTCCTCTTACTACTGGTTCTTTAGGTGTCTTATCCCCAATTTCTGAAACATGTGGAGTTTTTAACATAAATTGTAGATGAATATGTTCATTTACTTTTAATAACCTATTTTCTTTAAATTGATTACCAGGAGTAGTCCAATGACCACCTTCAAAATAATCAGCTCCTTCTGGTACTAGTCTTAGATCTTGGTGTATACTAACTGGATCTAACAAAGCAATTAATTTTCTCATATTATCAGGTAAAGATTTATAATCTATATTTTTAAGTAATTTATTAATTAATTTAGTTAAATTTTTACTAGATTTGTTAGGGCTTTTAGCTTCACTTATAGCTTTTTTCCATTCTGTAATTGTAATATCTTTATATAAATTATGAATTGCTTTTATTTCATCATTAGTTGGTATAAAATATTCTCTATCTAATCCATATTTTTTTATGTCAGATAAAGTTAACTCATCGATAAAAATAGGTCTAATTCCTCTAGTATGACATTGGACACAATACTTACCTACCATACCTTCTTCTATAGTCCATTGACCAGTAATATTTTCTTTATCTGATAAAATATAAAAATCATAAAAAGTTTTAGTTTTAGAAACACTTAATTTATCTACTATTAAATAACTATCAGGTTCTTTTTTATCTGGTTTTAATGTTAATACTCTAGCTTGAAATAAAGTATATTTTATTTTTCCATCTACTATTTCTTTTTTATATTCTGCTGCTGCTATATTTAATATTTGTCCTACATTTGCTTCTATCTTTGTATTAAAAGTTTTGCCTAAAACTCCATAATATTTTCCATTTAATTCTTTTACAGGAGTAAACTTATCTTTTTTATCTTGCGGTATTCCATAACCTACTATATAATTATAATTACCTGCTCTATTTTTAATTTTTTCTAGCACTATGGTATCTAACTCTAATGCATATTTTAATTTACACCACGTCAATGTATTCCCATCTAATTCATAAGTCCCAGAATAGTATTTTAACATAAAACCATCTATTCCGTGCAATCTTCCTAATTTTAATTTATCTACATTATTTTCATAGTATTTAAATAATTTTTCTAACTGTTCTTTAGTTTTTATATCGTAACTAGAAACTAATATAAAATGCTTTTTAAATTTTTTAGCTACTTCGTTTAGTATTTTAATTCTTTCAGATAAAGGAAGGTTATGTAAATCTTTTCCATTATAATATAAAATATCAAATACAAATATTCTTACATTTTCATCAGATCCAGGATCTTTAGCTTGAGACCATCTCATTAAATCGTGTCTAGATAACCATACTTTTTTATTTGGAGATAATTCCATTAATTCTGAATCAAATATAATTCCATTTTCATTTAAATCCGATAATTCTTTAACTACATTTGGAAATTTCTCAGCTACATTCTTTTTACTATCTTCAAAATATATTAGAGTCTTTCCATTTTTATCTTGACTTAATACACATCGCCAACCGTCTATTTTTAAATCTGCTCTAATTTTACCTTCTGTTTCAACCCCATATTTTCCAAAATATTGCCATGCATCATCTACATTAAAATACTCTATATCATGATAAGCAGAACCTGTAGCTTTCAATGGAGGAAATACTTGTAATGGTTTCAACTTTTTATCCTTTTTCTCTATTTTATCTATAGTTAACTTAGTATTACATTTAGGACATCTATTTATAAATGAATTAGATATTATTTTGTATCCACAATTATCACATGCAAATAAAACATCATTTAAACATAATATAAATTTACCATCATAATACTTAGAACTAGCTGGTCTAATTATAACTATATCGTACCGATTTTTTAGTTGTTTTAAAAAACCAAATAATTTATCTTTTTTAACTACCCATCTAAGTGGTACTAATTTAGGTTTATCTAGTTTATCTAACCATTTTTTTCCCATAAAAAATATTCTATTTATCAATATTTCACTTAAAAAACTATCTTTTTTATAAGCTAATAAATCAGTTATAATTTCTTTATTGTTTTTAGTTATAATTTTTTCATATATAACTCTATTTTCTTTATCTACAACTAAATAAAAATCCCCATTTATATATGGTTCTACTATAAATTTTTTACTATTCATATTTAAGTTTTTATTAATTTTACATATTGAATATTTTCTGTTATAATCAGGAACTGCAATAGTTTTTATTATAGGAACTTTTTTCTTTTTTAAAATTAAATCATAAACACTCAATATTTCGCCATGACTAGCTACATTACCTATAAAATGAGGATTATATTTTTCTAAGTATTTTCTAAGTATTTTTTCTAATTCTCTTGGTGCTACAATATCTACATCATTAGGATCAGGTTTATATAACACTGAACCAACAAATTTAACTATATCACTTTTTATAGTTATTTCATCTTCTAATTCATTCCATATTTCATATACTTTAATTTCTTTCCCTAAAATTCTGTAAGTAAGTTTATCTAAATCATTAACTAAATTATGATTTAATCCTCTTTTCAACATTTCTTTTACTACCAAAACATGTACTTTTAAAATTTTATCTTTAGTTATAGCTTTAGTTTCTATAGATTTATTTCTTAAATCTTTTCTACTTAATAATCCCCATAACTGATGACATCTTAAATGTAAACTAACTAACTCTTTGTTTGATATGTTATGTAAAATAGATGGATCATTTAAAATTTCATCAAATCCTGGTTTTAATATTAACTCATCTTTTCTATAAATGATATAATATTTATTTAAATCTATATCAAATTTCTCTCCTTCTCTTGCTGTTCTAACTACTTTTGTTTTACAATCTTTATGTTCTTTTTTATATTCTTTTAATTTTTCTTCTAATATATTATCTGCTTCGCATAATGGTGGATATTGATTACCCATACCTGTAAATAATAGATATTTATTATTTAATGAGACCAAATAATCAAAATGTTTTAAAACTGCTATATGATTGTTTAAAGGTATTTGATGATTCCAATATGCTCCATCTATAATTGCTAAAATATTATTAGAAAAATATTTTATATTATATTCATCAAATATAGGACCCATATCAGGTGCATACAAAAATACATCTTCAAAATTAAAAGCTATAGTAGGAAATCTTTTATCATGGAATACTTTTAATACTCTTATACTTAATCCACCTATATTGTAAGTTTTATTTGATTTAATTTCTTGAAAATTAAATCCTATCCAATTTTTTATATTCCATCTTTCTTTTATCCTATTAAATACTTGTTTTAATAGATATACAGTAACTATCTTATTATTTTTTTCTAAAAATTGATTAAGTTTATACATACCACCAATAGCATCATCGTGTCCATGAGTTATTAGTATAAAATCAAGAGATAATAATTCCTCTTCTAATGTTTTTTCTAAAATATCATCCCCTACATCTACCATTAAAGTAGTATTAGCATGTTTAATTAAAATAGAAGGATGGTATTTACCTAGATATTTCTTAGTAGGTTTACTAGTTTCTGCTTTTGTTCCTAATACTTTTATAATCATGATATAATTATATTATTAAAATTAGCTCCTATTGCATCTGGCACTGAAATATAATAAATTTTTTTATTGTTTATTTTGACTATATAATATGAATATGAATTATTTTCCATATTTTCATTATCTATTAATTTTAATTCAAAATAACCATGCTGATTAGGATAAACTGTTATAGGTTTATTGTAAATTGTAATATTATTTTTATATTTAACTGCTTGTTTATTTAAATATACTTGTATAGGTACATTTTGAATATCTTCTATAGTATTATCCAAATCTGTAATCCATCCAGTTACTGTGCATATTGTTACTTCTTCTTTATTAGCTCCTGCATAATCATAATCCATAGTAATAGAGTCTAATTCTGGTGTATTTTTACCAGTAGCACTATATAATATTGCTTTAATACGAATATCAGATGGATTAGTCAATAATTTTGAAATATGTTCATTTAAATCTACTAAAAAATTTGATTGATTGTAACTACCATCTGATTGTACCCAATTATTACCATCATAATAATAATCTATTCCATTCACATTTATAATATATTTAATTTCAGTATCAACTGGTTTAGCTGATACTTCAGCTAACAATAATATGTCGTCTGTTCTAATAGGAGAAGAAGTCATTATAAAAGCTCCATCAGTTATATACCCTTCTCCAATATAATCAATAGTTACATAATTAATCATATTTTGATCATTACTATTAGGAAAAATTGCTTTTAATTTAATTGTAGTTAATCCTGATACATCTAATTCATCAATATGCTGAGATATAACATTAAATGAATTTGATTGATTATACGATAAATCTGATTGTACCCATTGATTTCCATTCCAATATTTATCATTAATTACATAGTGAACTTCATCAAAATCTGCTGCATAAAAATTAGTTAAAGATACAATATTTCCAGGATAACCATCATGTACAAAATCAGGAAATTCAACTATACTTTCTTGATAATCAGCTTCTGGTACTGTATATCCTTTTTGATAATTACTTGTATGTTGCACTTCACTAAATATTATTAAATCGTCTATATAAAAATTTGCAGACCATGAAGTGTCATCATTATGTAATGCTTTTCCTATTCGTAATAAATGTATATTACTGTTTCTAACTCCAGTTGCACTAACTACTCCATTTTGCAATATACCATCAATAAATAAATATATATGACCAGCATCTAAATCAAAATCTAACTCAAATTCATATTCAATCCCAGCAGTAGGATTCCAATTACCCAAATTAGGTTGTGTAATTACATTTCCATTTTGATCTCTAAAAAGCAGATATAATGCTCCATTAGTAGAGTGATATATTGAAATCATGTTATTACTATTACCATTAGCATTAGTAATTAAAATAAAAGCTTGAAATTTAGATGGATAACCATTGTAATTAGGTGTTAATTTAAATCTAATACATCCTTTTTGAACCATATTTGCATTATCAACTGCGCTATAATCTATATATTTATCAGAATATCCAGTTAAATCTAATTTACCATTAAATATAGTAGCATTATTACTAGCAATAAAATTTAAATTTCCATTTCCAAAACTTAAATTTTTAGAATTAGTAAAAGTAGCTCCACATAAACAATTATTAGGTCTAAGATATTTTTGTTTTATTTTTTCATCTTCAAATTTAATTTTATCAGGATTGTATATAAAACCTGTATCACTATCACAATCATTCCTAAATTGTAAATTTAAATGATTTACTTTTAATTTAGCTTTACCATTAATTACTTCTATTTTATCTGATTCAAATATATAATTACTAGAATTTTCAAATGGAAATGTAGTTTGTAAAGCCATATCTAACTCCCTTTTTTATAGACTATTTAAATACTCACTAGCTTCTTCTTCTGATACAATACCATCATTAACTAATTCTTCTAATGCCATTCTAGTTAAAATTTCTAATTTTTTTTGTTCTATTAATCTTTGTATTTCAAATTTCCTTTGTCTACTATTAATTTCTTCTTTTTCTATTCGTTTTTCTTGATAATGAGTATTACAAATTGATACTAATTGATAGGCAGTACTACTATCTATTCTATTATAAACACAACCACATTCTTTAGTAATTACTACTGGTAAATCGTCTATACTTTCAAATACATATTTACCATCACCAAATACATCTATCATATTAATCCTCCTTTATAAATGTTTTCGCTATTAATAAATTAGTATCACTAGTAGCTATTCCTAATAAATAGCTGCTAGCATCGGTAGTCAAATTTCCATCTTTATTTACGAAATAATATTTTCCAGTTTGTAAATTATTAAAAACATCAGCATTACCAGACAGCTTTATTTGTAATGAATCATTTTGGTTTGCATCTTGTAATGCTATACCAATCGCATCTACGTTTACTATTCTCTTACCTGTATGTAATATTATTTTAGCTGACAAATCATCTACACTACATGCTATAAATTTATCTGATTTTAAAAAATTAAAATCAGACCTAGTATAATTACTTTCTTTTGGAAACTCTATAAAATCACTATCATAAAATGTATTATTTACACTATCATATCTTATAAATAAAATACCAGTTGAAGCGTTATTTTCTCTTACTCTTAACAAAATAGTATCATCAAACAGTAATTCTACAGCTAATAGCTGTTTTAATGATAAATTTTTATTACTAACTAATATATTATCGCTTATTTGAATTTGATTAGAGTCATCTACTGTTGCTATTTTACAATAAAGTTTATCGTCATATCTAAAAAATAATAATATCTTATTTTTATCATAATACAATGGTTTAAAAGTTACTTGTAAATCCCCTAACTCATAAGTATTAATAATAGTAATAGTATCATCTTCATCGTTATCAGAAACCACTGAAGCTATATAAAATTTCATTACTAAATTATTTTTATCATATAGCCATAATAAATATCTATCGTTTAGTTTTTTATTTAGAGTAATAAATCTACTATTATCATAAAGGGTTACAGAATCATCAATTACTACTTTAGGTTTTACATTTCCATTAATATCAACTTTTACTAAAGTGGGTTTTTGATTGTTAGAAGCGTCACAAAAATATATATATGCTTGACCAGGTTTAAAATAATTAGCATGCATTTTCCAAGTATTTCCAGGATTATATGTGTATGTATTAATGTTTAAATTATCTGTACTATAATCTACTACTACATATTTTCCATATAAAGATTCTGAATATGCTCTAAAATGAATAATAAATTTATTAGTATCTAATAATGTTGGATGATAATTTTCTGCAGGACTATTATGAAATGAATAAAAATTACTAGAAATAAAAATATTATTATTTCGAATATAAACATTTCTAATAATCCCTCTCTTATCACCAATGCTGTCTATTTTTTTTCTATATATAAGTAATGCTCTATCGCTATTAACTGGCACTATATAAATTGGCATCGTTTTATATACAAAAAAATCAGCTACTTTACAATCAAAAAATTCAATTTTATTTATATTTGGATGTATTCCTTTATATACTACTCCATCTATAATAGTTACTACATCTCCTTTTTGAATATTTTCATTTGCTACTCCTTCTACTGTAATATCTGCAATAGTATTTCCACTAATTGCATCTAATTTATGGGTAAAAGGATTAAATATAAACACTATTACCTCCTTTATTCTATTATTTTATAAAAATCAATATAAACATCTATATTACTTAAATTATAAGATATAAAAGTAAACGATGTTATATTGTCACTAGTATTTAACCATACTCCTGATAACATCCTACGAGAACAATTATTTAAACTTGATCCGCCAGTAACTCTTATTATAGCTTCGCATATAACTGGTCTAATATTTCCACTTTTAGCAAATACATATGCTTTAGAAATTATTTGAACACTACTATTCCATCCATTATCACCAATAGGTAATGCATTATTAAATCCTGCCCACCAACCAGCAAAACTATTTACAGATCCACCAGCAGCTCTACTAGACCCGTGTACCCAACCTGTATTATAATTTGCACTATCACTATCTCCATTAGGTCTTAATCCTATTCCACCATTAGTTCCACTAACATCTAATGTACCTCTTAATAAAATTAAATATATGTTATCTTCATCTCCATTAAAACCACTAATAACTAAATCATTAATACTTGTAATGTGTAATGATGTAATTTTGATTAATTTACTAGATACATTTGGACTACCAGGAATAAACATATTATTAGCACTATCCCATATAAGTGTATTTCCATCTTGTATTCCACTTAAATCAGTTTTTGGTAAATGATAATAATTATTATTTAAACCACCTTGTAAATTAGTTAATTCATTATGATCTGTCACTGCTGCTACTTCTATTATACTTTCAAATGCTGATAAAATTTGTTCAAAATGTGCAGCTCCTTCTTTTACTATTACTTTTCCTAATAAAATACATATATTTTTAATTAAATCAGGTAAATCTGAAGGTACATTTTCGTCTACTGCATTAGATAATCTTGAATATTGATTTTGTCCCATTACTATATGTAATCCTCCATTAGGATCCATAAAAATATAACGACATGCTTTATAGTTATTACTTAAATTTGCCAAAGTACCACTACCATCATCATAATACTGATTATCTATTTGAGTTTGCCCTGTTACTTTAGTCCATCCGCCAACTCCATTTCTGTAATATAAAGTAAATGTATCTCCTGCATTAGTATCTTTACTTGTAATATTCTTTTTTGTTAATCCTGTATATATTGATCCAGATGTAACATATATTCCTCTAGTACCACTTTCAGATATTTTTAATCCATCTGAATATTGTATTTTACCGTTTACATCTATATCTTTCCATAGTGTTTTTTCTTTATAACTTGCTATTTCTTGTCCTGCTGTAATTAGATATAAAGTAGTACCATCTCTATAAATAATACCCAAAGGAATAGTAGTATTATGATCAGTCGGAGTATTAGTAGTAGCTTCTACTATTGGATTTCCATTATTGTATTTTACTACTATATAATTTAAAGCATTATCAGTCAAATTAACTACTGTTTGATTCCATTCAAAAGATACTACTGGAGCAGTATCACTGTTACTAGTTTTAATTAATCCTTTACCTGCTGCTACAGTAACTGATCCATCCCCATTATCAGTAAAATCTCCTCCACTGATTTTTCCCGCTGATTCTAATACATTTATTAACTCTTGTAATTTATCTATTTCAGGAGAACCTAATTTATCTATATTTACATTAGAAGCATTTATATCAGTAGGAGGTTGTACTGTACTACTATTTACTAAATCTGGTTTTTTAGTAAATGGGTTAAATTTAAAAATAAACACTATTACCTCCTTATTTAAATTACGATTTTAAACTAGAAAAAGCTATACTAGGTTTAGAGTAATTTAAATTAGATCTATTACTCCAAGCAGTTTCCAAATTTTCATCTTGATTATATGCATAGTCAGTATTATTAGTATCTTTTTCTATTCGCATAATATAATAATCTCCAAATATATTTTCAAATAAATAATAATTATAAGTACTATCTGATTCATCTACTTTATAAATCATAAAACCATTTATAGGACTTTGAAAAAATATATTACTTTTCATTTTAAATCCCTCCTTTTATTTTAATAAAGCAATTTTAAGTAAATATAAACAAATTGCTATTCCCAATAAATTAATTGCCTGTACTATTCTATCTATTTTATGTGCAGAACAGTGATTTGAAATTTGTTTAGTTAATTCTTCTATTTTTACTTCTAATGCAGTTACTCTTTCTCTTAATGTTGTATATTTTTTACTCACTTTTACCCTCCTTGTTTTCTTTTTTCTTTTCTAAATATCCTGGAGGTATTGATTTTTTATTAATTAATTCATCTTTAAAATCTTCTTTTACTATTCTTAATAGTTCTTCTAAAGTTTCTACCAATTCCATGCAGATATAAGATGCTTTTACTATTAATTTACGATGTTTTTTATATGGGCTATATAGTCTCCAAATAATTCTTTGTAATTTATCTGCTTTATCTATTTGTATTTCTAATCTATGTGGAGTTAAATACATAATACAAACCTCCGTATTTGAAAAAAATTATGAAATGATAATATTTTATTATTTATTGAAATTAATTGGTAGGAAATATTATTTTTACTACTTCTACTTCTACCCATTGAAAAATAATTTTTAATATAAGATTTTAAATAAAATTAAACAAATTTTCATATAAATATACTTCTTTTTTATTAATGTAAAGTAGGTAGGTAGCTTAGTTTTTTAATATAAATGTTTAAAGGGAATAATACGATAAAATTAAAGACATTCTAAAAAAATTATACTTCTTTTTTTTTTAAAATCTCTAATATTTATATTCAAAATCTTTCAAAATTATATCTATTTTAAAAGTTTTTAATGTGAGTAATATCTAGATACTAATTTTTAATAAAAATGAAAAATAGGCTATGTTTTGAAGTATTTTTAAGTATATTTTTAATGGTATGTGATAATAAATTTAATAATTTTAAAAATCAATTTAGAAAAAAACAATAAGACAATGAAAATTAACAACTATCTATTTAATCATTGTAAATGTATTTTATTAAGAATATAATAGCATAGCAATTGCATTAACAGGTTCATTTTATTTTTATTTTTTTAATCTTGAAAAATTTAATTATTTATGTTATACTTTAATTGAATATGGAAAGAGAAAAGATAATTAAGATAATAACTGGTAATTGTAAGATATGTAATAAAAAATTAATAAAAACGATTTATTTAAATTTTATGTATAAAAATTTTATAGATAATAAAAACATTTGTATTAAGTGTTATAAAAAAAGTTGTATTTAATTATGTTAGCATTATTTTATTTATTAATAATTTGCTTAATAATTTTTAATTTAGAGTTTTACCCTGTAATTAATTATTTTTTACTTAATTTGATAAATTTTATTTTTATATTGACTTTTATATTAATTTTATGGTATACTATAATTAGAGATGAGTAAAATAATAATAAAACACAAATATAAAGTAATTATCAAAAAAGCTAATAAAAAATATTATAATTTTATGTATATTTTTATAGGTAAACATAAATATGTAGAATACGATACTAATAGATATTTTAGAATTTTAAGTTATCTAAATAAATAATATGTTTTGTGTAATTTGTAATAAAAAAATTAATAAAAAATATTGTGTTTTTTGTAATAATTGTCTAAAAAAGTTAGGTTTATATAAATGTATTAATACTAAAAAATGTAAAAAAATTTGTTAATTGTTATGAATAATTGGAATTTAGAAAACAAATTAATGGAATTTTATAAATATGTATCTCTACTAAATGGATTTAAGAAATTAGGAATTGAATATACTATAGAATTAATTAGAAATACAGATTATTTAAGGAATATTTATAGTAAAGAATATATTAACAGAATATTAAGGAAAGAAATTAATTTAGATACTTTTTAAGTATTATGATAAGTAATAAAATGATAAGAAATTTAGATAAATATAGCAAATTAGATTTATTTTATTATGTTAAAAATTTTATACATAAAACCTTGACAAAAGATTTTATAATATGGTATACTTTAATTGAAATGAGAGAGAAAAGAATAAATCAAAAAAAGAATTGGAAAGAAAAAGAAAAGGAAATAGAAAGAGGATTTAATTTAATGGTCTATTTATGGATTATATTTATAATATATTGTGTAATAGAAATAATAAAAGTGATAAAAATAGGGGTATAAAATGCTATTAATATTTATATGGATAATGTGGCTTAAATTGTTTATAATGATCAAAATAATAGAATTAATTATAAATCTTATAAAAATAAATATAGATGTAAAAAAAGGGGGTAGTAATGACAAAAAAATTAGCATTAGCTAAATTTTTAGAACTAGAAAAAGAGGATATTGAATTGTTAGATTTAGCAAATTATACTCATTATGGACTAACTGTATATAGGTATATAGATGAGGAATATGCTGTAGGAACAAGTAATGAAGTAGAAATAGCACTAGAAAAGGCTATTAAACAATATATAAATGAATATGTATATTCTAACATTCCAGAGCAATATAATACATACTTTGATGAGGAAAGTTTTATTGAAGATCTAAAAGCAGATAGTATCTCTTTTTTAGCAACTTATAATGGGATAGAAAATGAAATTGTATATGATAATACATTATTTTATATTTACCGTTTAAATTAAAATAAAGGGGGGGGTATTATGTTAAAAAATTGCTATACTGTTAATGATTTAATTGAATTAAAAGAGAAAATTTATAAAAGATTTATAAAACATGGTAGAATGCAGAATAAAATAACTATTGCTTTTAGAAATTATTATAATATTATAGAAAATAAAATAAATAACATAATGAATAAAGATAATTTAATTTGCGATATATGTAATAATATATATATTTCAAAGGATTATATAATTAAAAATTTTGATGATCATTTAAATGTATGTAATAATTGCATAGAGAATTATTATTTTTATTGTTATATGTGTGGTAAACCTGTTTATAATGAAGATATAGATAATATAAATTTTATAAATGATGAGTTATATTGTAATAATTGTTTTTTTAAAGTTAAAGAAGATATAATCAGTAATAGAATTATAAAAGATAAAAAATTAATTAAACTGGATAAATATTTAAAAGAGAATAATGTTTCTATAAATTATTTAAATTTAAAAGATTTAGATTTTTATATTGATAATTATCCTTTCAATATAGAAATTTACGCTGATAGTTGTTATAGATTAGGGAGTTTTAATGCTAATATTTGGATAGATCTATGTAAAAAAGAAGCTAATTTATTAAAAGCTATAGATTTTATATTAGAATATTATAAAGCTAAAACTTCAATACAAGAGATAAACGGGTATATAAATAATAAAAAAATTAATATTTAAAAGTAAAATAGGAAGGGGGGGGAGATGATATGTATAAAACTTGTGAGGAAAGAATTGATAAAGAATTAAAAAGAGTAATTGGAGATATTAAAAGAATTAATAATAATGAAGATCCTATAGAAGCATTAAATAACTATGCACTAGCATTAAGTGAATATAAAGTTTATAAATTAGAGTTATCATGGGGTGGACCTAGTGATTATATAGAATTTACTTATAATCCAGTAAATAAAGAATTAGTTAATATTACCTATCATTTTTTAGATTGGTACGATGGAGCAAAGAGAAATATACCTTATAATACTGAGGAATGGAAAATTTTAGAGGAATTATTTTATAATACGATTTTTATAGAATAAAAAAAAGAAATATTTAAAAAAAAGTAAATAAATATATTATAATAATATACTAATTTGTTATGAGATGTGATAAATGTAATAATAAATTAAGTTTAAATTTAAAAACTGGGGAATTATATTGTAGTTATTGTGATAGTAATAAAAAACAAAAATTAATATTACAAAAAATTAAATTTAATCAATTTATATTTTATAAAGTAATTGAAAGTGAAAACATCAAATTAAATAATGATTATATTTTAATAGAGGATTTAGAAAAGATGATTAAAGAGAAAAATTTAACTATTAAAATTAAAGAAATAGTTTAATTATGTATAAAGGATTAATTTTTTATAATAATGGCAGGTATTTAACTTATGTTAAAAGTGAAAGTTTAAAAATAGTATATAGTTATATAAAAAAAATTTATAATCCTTTAAATAGTGATATATATTGCATTTATAATACTTTAACAGATAAGATAATTAAAGTAATAAATAAAGGTAATAAAGGAATTAAAGAAAATATAGAAGGTAAAAGTTTAATAGAAGCAATAAAACATATAGAATGGGTAATAGAAGAGTATAACAGTTAAAATTATGATTAAACCAATTAGATTTAGCATTAAAAATTATCATAGTAGAAAACAATTAAAAATATTTAAATGTATAATTTTATTTTATAATAAATTTAAAATAACTAAAGATTTTTATATAGAATTAGGAATAAGAATTAAAAAAATAGTAATATTTATAACTATTAAAACTTTATGGAATTAAATTAAAAATTATGATTATATTAGTTTTATTAATACCAATTATAATTAAAATAATTGAAATATTATTAAAATTAGCAATAATAATGCTATTATTATTTATTTTTATATTAATAATATTTGTTCTTAAACGTTTATATTATTTTTATAGTTTAAACTCTATTAAAAAATATTTAGATTTAATAACTAATAATAAAAAAATTTTAGATAACTTAAAAAAAGAAGATAAATTATTATTAGCTTTAACTATAGATAAATATTTAAATAATAAATTATTATTTAAAAGATCTCTTAAAAAAGATTTATATTCTATAGCATTAGGATATTCTTTAGGTCAATTAGGAATTAATAGAATATTAAAATACGGAGTAGGTTATTTAATATTTAGAAAATTTATTTATAACGATATTAATAAATTTTTAAAAAATAAATCTTGACAAATTTTTAAAAATATGTTATACTTTAATTAAAAAAGAAAGGAGAGAAAATGGATAAAAAGTATAGGATAATTACAAAATATGGTACTGTATATGAAATTGATGAGCATGGGTGTTTTTTAAGGTATAATAATCATTATTGGGAATGTCCACATGATAGTTGGCGATGTGTAGGATGTGCAGAGGTATTACCATTTAACCGTTTGAAGTACTATTCTTTACCAGAATTTTTAAAGATGATAGAAAACGGGCATAATTTTAGGTTTAAAAATGGAAATCCTAAGTTTACTTTACTAGATTGTGATCATGGTACTTATAGAATACATGGTAATATAAAAGCGCATGGAATTTCTATGGCATATAGAATAAAATAAAAAAAGGAGGGTATATGAGTTGGGAGACTTTAACAATAGGGCATATTAAATTTAAAGAAAATGTAAATAAAGAAGAAAGAAGAAAAATTATAAAAGAATTAGAAAAAGTGGTAGAATGTAAAATAAAATATGATGATAAATGGGATGAGTATAATTTTACTGATATTAACTGGACTTCACACGTAGAAGGAAAAGCAATTTGGCAAATATTTAAAAAATGGAAACATAAACTTAAATTTTTTGATACGTCTATCTATTATTTAAGCGAACCACATGAAATAATTTATTTTAATAGGGAGAATAAACAAATTAGATTAAATATATTATAATTTAATAAAAATTAATAAATTCTAGTATAATAATTAAAAAAAGGAAAAATGATGATTAAAAATTTTAATGAACTTAGTATAAAAAAATCAAATATTATTTATAATCAAATATGTTCTAAAAACTGGTGATACAGATTATAAAGAATGGGATTTTACTCGTTTTTTAATAGATGAAAATAATTTAGAAATAGTAGAAAGTTAAAAAAAAGAGGGGGGTAATTTATGATTAAATGTGATTTTTGTAAAAATAATAAAGCTAAATATAATTTACAAAAAGTATGGGTATTATGGAAAATAGACAAAAACGATAATTATAAATTTGTATCTACATTAGATATTGAAGAACCTGTAGGAGAAGAAAACTTACATTTATGTGAAAATTGTTTTAGGGAGGTTGAAGATCATGAAATCTAGTTTTTTAGAAAAATTATTAAAATCTAAAGTAGTTAGATTATCTATTAAATATATGAATAAATATAATATTAAATTAACATTAAGTAATTTAATTGATACTATGAAACTAATTAGAAATAGATGTATAGAATTAGATATAAGTTATGATGAATTTGAAAACAGATATTTATAATTTAAAAAGAGGTGTAAAAATGTTAATAGAAGAAAGATTGATAACAGATACTAAATTTTTATCCCTTGTTAAAAACCATTTAAATACTTTTAAAATATAATAAAAAATTTTAGTCAGAGTTTAAAAGGTTAGCTTGGATTATTAGAATACTCAGTATTAAAGCAATATAAAAAAAGTACTAATAAAAAAAGGGGGTAATAACTATGAATACTAATGTAAAATATAAAGTTGAAATTACAAAAGGTAAAATAATTAACGAAAAGAATAATGATAACGTGTTTTATAGGGTTATAAAATCAGAAGAAATTGAATTTAATTCTTTAAACGAAGTAAAAAAATTTCTAAAGAAACTATATAATATAAAAAATTTATCTAAAGAATTAAAACTTGCTGATGAACTTCCTACTTATTTTATAAAATATAAATATAGGTTTAACAAATACATAGATTTCATATCAATATCACAAATTATACAAATGTATATTAGTATTAAATAAGGAGGTTAAAATGTGGGGTAATATATGTCCACTTAAATTTATTCTATTAAAAGATATTATTAATAAAGATGAGTATTTAGAAAAATTAAAATGTGAAGAAGATAATTGTGCTTGGTATGTATGCATTTACAGAACAGGTAGGTATGAATGTATGTGTGCAATTAAACAATTAGCTGAAAAACTATAATAATAATTAAAAAAAGGAAAGGAAGGGATATTTAAAAAGGAGGTTAAAATGAGTTATGATATTATATATGATAAACAGTTTGTTAGATTAAATAATGGGGAAATAATTCCATTTATATTAATTGGTAGTAGTAATTGCTATGAAATTACATATAAAGGACAAAGGAGAGAGAGAAGTTGGCAAGTACTTACTTATTATTATACTGATAAAGGAAAAATAAGTATAAAACCTAATGAGTTTATTAATAATATTGAAAATTATATTAATAGCATTGCTGAGAGATATAAAGAAGATGCAGGTAATAAAGAAGAAGTATTAAAGCGTTTAGGTTATTATACAGGAATAGCTATATATGGAGGACATCCAATTGATACTAATTATAAAAAATTTATAGGATTTTTTAAAAATGGAATTAAAAAATCTTTAACAATAAAAGAATTAGCAGAAATTGGGGTTTATATTAAAACTAGTTATTATATAAGTTATCAAGCTGAGCAAGAAAAGATTGATAAAAACATTAAAAACACTTTACCAGAAAATAAAATTTGTCAGACAGAAGAAGACTTATATAAAGCAATAGAAGAATATGAAAAATGGAAAAATCAATATCCTCAATATATAGAATATGTATTTTTTTATTTAACTTTTCAAGGATACTGGGAGAATGTTTTAGGTAGGTTAAAAAATTATAGAAGAGAAAATAAAAATAAAAGAGAGAAAAAAACTATTATGCAAGATTATTATTTTATTCTTTATTCTAATCAATATGGAGCATTAGTAAAATATACGAAAAAAGGGTTTAGATATAGTTATGGCTATAATGGTAAAAAATTTAGAACTTTTAAAGAAGCTGAAAGATACTTAAAAAAAATTAAAGAAAAACAGTACTATAAAGCTGATATTTGGGAGATAAAAAGAATAGATAAACCTATAACATTTTTAGTGTAATAATATAAAAAGGAGGAGATATTAAATGATTGACAAAATAATAGGGCTAAATAATATTAAAAAAGAGCTATTAAATTTAAAAGAAATACCTAATATACTGTTTATTGGAGCAAGAGGTACAGGTAAAACTACTTTAGCTAAAGCTATTGCTGAATATAAGAAATTAAACTTGGTATTTTTAACTGGTAATAATCTTAAAAAAATAGAATTGTTAAATAGTTTAATACAATTAGAAGAAAATTCTATTTTATTAATAGATGAAATCCATAGATTAAGACCAGATGTTGAAGAAGTACTATATCATCCTTTAGAAAATAAACAATTAGTAATTAAAGCAGTAAATGGCAATTTTCAAGTTATAGATTTACCTAAAAATATATCTTTTATAGGTACTACTACAAAACCATCTTTAATCAGTAAACCTTTATTATCACGTTTTCAATTAGTTATACATATTCCACATTATAATCTAAGAAATTTAGCAAGAATTATAAAATTAAATTTTCCTAATTTTAATAACAAAGAAGCATTACAAATTGCTATTAATATAACTACTCCTAGAGAAGCTATAAATTTAGCTTATAGAATTAATCAATTAAAAAATAGTGGATTATCAGTAAATAAAGCATTGGAATTTATAGGATATAAATTTGGATTATCTAATAGTGAAAGGGAATATTTAAAAATTTTATTTCTTAATCATAAAATGTCTCAATCTTCTTTAGCTAGTGCTTTACAAGTGGATAAAGATGAATTAAAGTTTATAGAAGACTCTTTAATAAGAAAACGCTTAATTACTATTACTAGTAAAGGAAGGGAATTAACTATTAAAGGATTAATGGTAAGTAAAAAATTATAAAAAAGGAATTGGATACACTAATGATTAAAAAAAAAGAAAGGAAGGGATATAAATGGTAATTTGTAGTAGTTGTAATAAACAAATTAGAAAAGAAAAGAATAATATAGCATTGCAGATAAATCCTTATCCTTGTGAGAGAGGTTTTGGATGGTGTAAAAAATGTTTTGGAGACGAAAAATCCAAAAATTTTAAAAAAAGAATTGGTTTGATAGGACAAATATTTTTTGAGACAATATTTATTATTATTAAAAGTTATTTATCAGAAGAAAATAAAAAAAGATGGAATACTTTAACCTATGAACAAAAATGTTATGTAGTAGCTAAAATGATTGAGAAAAAAATATTTTAAAAGGAGGTGCGTATATATGAACTTAACAAAACAATTATTAAAATTAAAAGAAAATAAAATGACTAATAGTGAGTATCAGCAATTTAAAACAGAGTGTATGAAAATGATAGAAAAAATTGGTAATAAATATCATTTTAGAAAGTTAGTATTTAAACCAATAGATATTGAAAGAATTAAAAACGATGTGTACATTAAAGCATTATTAAAAACACTTAAATACTTAAATATTAAAAAAGGTTCTTTTAGTACTTATTTTTACTATAAAGTTAGGTCTGCTTTTGTAGTAGAATTAGCTAAGTATAAAAGAAGATATAAAATATTAAATACTGATGAATTATATAGTAATTACAACTATACAGAAACAAACAAGCAAAAACACAAGAAAATTAATAGAAAAAATATTTAATTTAAATTTGAATTGGTATATAATATAAATGGAGGATAAAAATATGGAATATCTAAAGAAAAAATTTTCAGTATATTTTAATTCCGATAAATATAATGAAAATTATGACAGAATTTTTAATAGAAATAAAAAAGACTATACAGATAAATTATGTCCTTTTAATTGTCCTCACTTAACTATCATAGATATTTCTAAAGGATATTGTAAAAAATTTAAAGTTAGTTTAGAAGAACCTGTAGATATTTTAAAAAACATTAATACATTTGTGAGATATAAAAAATGTAATCTAAAATTTTAGTAAAGGTGTTATATGTTGTATGTATCAGAAATATTTAAAAGTATACAAGGAGAAGGAAGATTTCAAGGTATTCCTGCACTGTTTATAAGACTATCAGGATGTACTAGAAAATGCTCTTTTTGTGATACTAAATATCATACTAATTATAAACTATATAAAAATTATGAAATAGAAAATATCATTAAACATTCTAATATAGAAACTATAATATTTACTGGAGGAGAACCATTATTACAATTAGATTCTATGATTTTTTTAATTGGATATCTAATTAGTAAAGATTTTAATTACCTAAAATTTCATTTGGAAACTAACGGTGATTTAATTACAGAAAAAAATCATACTAATATATTAAAATATTTTCATTATATTTGTATAAGTCCTAAAGAAGTAAAAGTAGCTAAAAAAATTAGGGAGTTGTATAAAGATTATTTATATAATTATGTGGATATAAAAGTAGTATCAGATTTAGATAAAGTAAATATAGATTTAATTCTTTATGCTACTATGTTAATGCCGTTAACTACTGATAATGAAGAATTGAATAAAGAAATTAGAAAAAAAGTGTGGGATTATTGTGTAGACAATAATCTATTTTATAGTGGAAGATTGCACGTAGAAGTGTGGGGTAATAGTTATAAAGGTAAGTAAAACTAGGAGGTAAAATGCCATATATCAAGAAAAATTTAAGAATTAAATATGATGAAATATTACAAATGATGAATATTCCAAATAGTGCTGGAGAATTAAATTATTTTATTTCTAAATTATGTTTAAAATACTTAAATTTAAAAGGAGTAAAATATCAAAATTTTAACGAAATTATTGGAGTTTTAGAATGTGTAAAACAAGAGTTTTATAGAAAAGCAGTAAGTAAATATGAAGATAAAAAGGAGAGAGAAAATGGAACAATATGGAAATAAGATTTATATTAATTGTATTTGTGGTAATAAAATAGAAGATACTATGGATAACAAAAGTATTATATGTACTAAATGTAAAAGAATGTATACTAAATATTATGACCAGTTAAATAATGTTTACATAATTAATTGCATTTACAATGGAGATGATGTAAATGATAGGAGATAAAATTATTATCACTAAAAACGATATTAAAAGAGCTAAATTAGTTATTAACGATATATTAAATTTAAAAGATAAAAGTGTAATTACTATAGGTGGTGGTTCTGGTACTAAAAAAACAGAATTAGCTAATTGTATAGCAGATTTGCTATTAGAAAATAATAAACATTCTTTAATATTATCTTTAGACGATTACTATAAAACACATTTTTTAGATAGGCATAGAATAAGAATTTTAAAAGGATTAAAAATAGTAGGACCACAAGAAATTGATTGGAGTTTAATTAAGAAAATAATTAAAAAATTTAAAAATAAAAATACTAATAAGTTAGAATTGCAACAAGTAAATAAATATACTGGTGGTTATGATACGGTTTATAGCTATAATATTAAATGTGTTAACTACTTAATAATAGAAGGTTTATACTCGTTATATTTAAATTTTCTTAAAATTGCTGATTATGGAATATTTTTAGAAGGAACTCCAGAACAAACATTAAAATTTAGAAAGAAAAGAAAAAAAGAAAATGAAAATGACAATTACAGAAAATTAATAGTAGAAAAAGAATACAAAGAGGCAAATAAGTATAAAAAATTTGCGAATGTAATACTAAAAATAGAAAGGAGTTGATAATATGATTTATAAACAAGAAAAAAATAAAAATATACTATTATTTGTAGTAGCAATTTGTATTTATATATTATTAATTTTAAATGTTAAGCTAACAGCAGAAAATACTCAGCGTTTTATAGATTTAGCACAATTAATTAAAATACAACAGTTTATATTTAGAACTAATAATAATGAATTAATTTCAAAACTTAATAAAATTACTAATAAAAAAATTGTTACTAATGAAACATATCCAAATTTTGATAAATTAATTAAGGCTAATTGTGTAGTGTTAAATTTTAATAATGCTTCTATAGGATCTGGAACTATAATCCAATATAATAGTAAGATTTATATATTAACAGCTTCTCATTTAGTAGATAGTACTACTGATTGCGTAAAAATTAAAACTTATATTAAAAAATGGTATAAAGTTAAAATAATAAAAATTGATAAAAATAATGATCTAATGCTATTATCAATAGACTTTAATAATATAACTATAGAAGAGAAAAAATATTTTATTAATAACGCAATTGAAATTTCAGATGTATACCCAAGATTAGCTAGTAAAGTATATGCTATTGGTAATCCTGCTGGTATAGAAAATATAATTTCTATGGGTATAATTTCTAAAATTAGTAGTAAATATTATTACATTACTGCTCCTATATTTTATGGTAATTCTGGTGGTGCTTTAATTTATAAAGGAAAATTAGTAGGAGTAGTTTCTTCTATACAATATGCTTATCCTAAACTTAAAAAAACTCCATATTTTGCATTAGGAGTTGTAATAAAATTAGAATTAATTAAACAATTTTTAGATGAATATGCTGAGCAATTTAGTAGTAAAATTAACAGTTAGTACTATTTTATCTAGTATTATAGGTTATGAAAGAGAAAGATTTGATAAACCTATAGGATTAAGAACTATTATTCTTACTAGCAATAGTGCTACTGTATTTACAATTATATCGTTAAAATTAACTAAACTAGCTACTTTGTATAATGTAAATTTTGATATTTCAAGAATAATCGCATATATGATTGCTGGTATAGGATTTTTAGGTAGCGGTATTATCATTAAAAGAAAAAATGATTTAGAAGGTACTACTACTGCTATTTGTTTATGGATAGCATTAGCTATAGGCATATTAATAGGTTTGAATTTATATTTATATGCTATAGTATTAACTTTATATACTGTATTTATATTACAAATTAAATTATTTACTAAACGTAAAAATAAATAAAATATACAATAATAATGAGAGAGGTGATAAATTATGAATAATATTATTGAATTATTATTGTTTTTTATAGGTGGTATCGTATTTTCTTACATTAACAAAAGAATAATGTTATCTGCTATTAACAGTACTAAAAATAATAAAGTAGTGAAAGAAAAATTTAATTCTACTAAATTTAAAAAAGGACTATTAAGTTTAAATGATAAAGTTTTATGGATTAAAGATTTAGTAAGCATTTTTAATATTAGAAAATTAATAATTTATATTTTTATTTTATCAATAGTTTTTGGCTATGGTTGGTATAAAGGTAGATTAAACACTCCTGTATCAGTAGATATAAATTATTCTAAAGAAATGAGAATAGATTTAAATAAAAATCAGTATTTGTATAAACCTAAAAACAGTAATAGGTTAGAATTAAGAGATTCTAATACTGGAAAATTAATTAAAGTAATTAAAACTAAAGATATTCCAGAATTAAAAGAAAAATTAAAACCAATTGGGTTTGATTTAGAACCTATTTTTGTTGCTGGATATGGAATAGGAGAAAAAGAAAATAAACCAGAAATAGGTGGTGGTATTAGTTTTTTAAGGTATTTTAAAATGAAGTTAGATACATTTTTAACTAATAGAGGAATTTATTTAGGAACTAGTTATAAAATTACTGATAATAGTGGAATAGGAGTTGGAGTAGGTAAAGGATATAAAGGAGATAACAGAGTGCTATTTTATTATAAATGGAAATTTTAATATGATAAACTTAAGTTTACTAAAAAATTTAGTTTTAATTCCATCTCCTAGTGGATACGAAAGATATATAGCTCATTCTATTTATGATTATTTAACTAAAAATAAAATAGATAATGTAAGCATAGATCATTTACATAATGTATCAGTTGTATTTAAAGGAAAATTACCATTTACTGTTTTAGTTGATGCTCATTTAGATACTATAGGATTTATAATAACTCATATATCTAAAGAAGGTTTTATTAAAGTTAATTGGATTGGTGGTAGTATTGATACCATTACTAGAGGAAGAGAAGTAATTATTTTAAAAGAGTTAGAAGGAAAAGTAATACCTGCAGTTATTGATATTAAACACGCACATTTAGTTAGAGATGAATCGGACGATGTTTTAGTAGGTAAATTAAGTGATATATCTTTAGACATTGGAATAAGAAAACATAAAGCAGTATCTAAAATAGTAAGTATAGGAGATCCAGTTGTATTTACTCCAACTTTTAATATTTTATACGAAGATAAAAATAATACTTATTTATATGGTAGTGGCTTTGATGATAAAGTAGGATGTTATATATTAATAGAAACTATTAAAAAATTAACTAAAAATTTTAAACCTAAAAATTTTCCTACTATTATATTTACTTTTACTTCTTTAGAGGAATCTACTCAAGCTGGTATATTAGAAGTAATTAAAAGATATAAACCAGACGTATTTATTGAAATAGATGTAGGATTCGCTAGTGATTATCCTGATGTAGATGAAAAAGAAATAGGTTTATTTGAGGTAGGTAAAGGAGTAGGTATTGTGAAAGGAGTAGGATTATCTAACTATCTAATAGATAAGGTAATAACAATTGCAAAATATAATAAAATTAAATTTCAAGTTATAGCAGATAGTGGAAATACGGGTTATGTATCAGATAAAGCTCCTAAGCATAGAGTTAAAAAAACTATGTTATTTACTATACCGTTAAGAAATATGCATACTCCAGTTGAAATCATTAGTACTATTGATATAAAATCTAGTATTAAATTATTATATACAGTATTAAGTAAATTAAAATGAGGTGTTGTTTTTTCAATAAAAAAGTGATTAAAAGAATGAGGGAGTAATATATGATTAGATTAATTAGAAAACTAACTCTAAAAGCAGCAGAAAAAGGAGATATAAAATGGTATGAAGGGATCGTTTTTAAAAATCCCTACTCGTGTATTTTATATGTAGCTCCTATACCACTAAATATCATTTTTGGAATAATTTTAAATATTTATTTTCGTTTAAAAAAGGGAGTAGTTAACAATATAATAAAAAAAGCTATAAATAGAGAAAAAGATAAGATATATTTATTAGGATACAAAAAAGGATATGAAAAAGGATATTTACTTGGGTATGATTTTGCAATAAAATTATGTTGTATTGCTATAAAAGAAAAATTCAAAAAAATTAAAAATAATGATTAAAGTATTGTTAAAAACAAAAGAAGGTTTTAAAATGGAAATGGCACTAGAAGAATTTCGTCCTGTGATTCATATAGTAAAAAGACCTAGAATTACAATTAACGATATACTACATCCTGATGAATCTAGTCCAATTGTAGAAAAAATGGAGTTCGTCTATTCTTATGCAATAGATGAAATTTATGTATATGAAGAAGTATAAATATATTACAAAATTAAGTATATTTGAACAAAAAGCTAGATTATTAGGCAATAGTGTTGTAGGTATAGATGAAGTTAATGTATGTAGTTATGTTGGACCTATAATAGTATGTGCTGTTAAATTGCCTAAAAATACTGATAACTTAATTCCTGTAGCTGATTCTAAAACTTTAACAGAAAAACAAATAGAATATATAGCAAATAAATTAAAAAATAAAGTAGAATATAAAATAGCAGAAGTTCCTATTAAGGATATCGATAATCATAAAATGTTAAAAAGTAAATATAGAGTTATAAAAAATTTAGTATATAATATATATGGAAGCATAGTTTTAATAGATTATAATACAATACCAGAAATGAATAAATATCCAATATGGCAAATAGGAATTAAAGATGGCGATAAAAAATGCTGGTGTATAGCAGCAGCTTCTATATTAGCTAAAGACTACTGGAATAATTGGTGTAAAAAATTTCATAAAATATATCCTGAATATAATTTAATTAACAATAAAGGTAGCTTTGGAAATCAATTATTTAATTTAACTTTAAAATATGGATTAACTAAATATCATAGAAAAAATTGGATATTATCTGCTTGTAAAACAAAAGGTTTAAATATTAGATTAAGAATAAATAATAAAAAAGAGGTGGTGAAAATATGACTATTAAAGAACTTAAACAAAAAATGATTGAAGAATTTAAAACTTCTACAGGATTAGACGAAATGATGCCTGTTATAGTATTTGATGAAAATGGGGAATATTTAAAAGGAAGAATAGATTATTTTAGAGTAAACGAAGATACTGATGAAGTAGAAGCGGTTATTCAATATTGTGATGAGATGGGAGGATGGTTTTTAGGAAGAAAAAGATGTATAACAAAAGAAATGTTAAGAAATAATAAAGTTAAAATTTTAAAAGATGAAGATTTAACAGAATGTTTCCATTATTGGGAATATATATCTGGCACAGGAAGGTATCATAAAGTATTAACATTAGGTGGGATGATAGAAAAAGAATATAACCTTTATCGCTGTAGGTTCTGTGGTAAAGAAAAAATTTACTAAACGGGAAGTGGTGAAAATATGAAGGAGGAGTGGGTAGATGAAGAAGAAATATAAAATTAAATGTTTTTGTGATAATGGAAAATTAGAATATTTAATTGGGTTTAAAAGCACTATAGATACTTGTTATCGGTGTAATGGTAAGGGTTATATAATGGGGACTAAAGAGGATGAAGAAATGATTGATTTGATGAAGGAATTTATAGGAGTTTGTGGGAGAATTTCAAAAATAGCAAAAGGAGGATTAAAAGATGAAGAAAAAATTGATAATTGAAGTAGAGATTAATTGTGAGAGAAAGTTTTGCGATGGATGTGATTATAATGATGGGGAGCATTGCTACCTTTTTGGTAAAAAATTAGAAATAGAAATTAGAAAAGATGGAATTGCTGATTATATTCGTTGTCCAGAGTGCCTTGAGGCGGAAAGGAGGGCTAAAAATGCCTAAAATTATTCAAACCATAACTGGATGGTATTATCCTTGTAGTAAGAAAATATTTGAATGGGATAAAACAGGAAAATTTTTAGATGTTTGTTTAGATACTTCTGTATATAAAACAAAGAAAGATTTAGAAGAAGCATATGAAAATAAATGTTTTTGTGGCAAAGGTTGTAAACCTCAAAAAATACGAATAGTAGTAGAGAAGATATTAAACGTAATAGAAAAATTTTGAAAGGCACAAACGGTGGATGAGTGTGATACATAGAGAAAAATTGCTAATGCTATTGTTAATATTATAATTAAAAAGGAGGAGAGATAAAAAGATGTTAAAAATACCATGGGAAGTAGCAAATTATCTTTTAGATACATTAGGTTTTGATAAATTAGGGTATGTATATGAAGAAGGCGGAGGCGGTGGAGTAAAGGAGTTTACTATTTGGGTTAAAGAAAATGGGGATATTTATTTAGTTCATCAATGTGAAATTGAAAAGAGTGGGTTTTGGATAAAATTAGCGGAAAAAAATTTTGAGAAACATAAACAAGATATAGAAGATGAAACCAGTGAAATGAAATAAGTGAAGTAAAAATTTAAGTGACTATATTAAGAAATATGCTGAAGTTAAAGCTAATTTTAATAAAAATTTAATTGATACAGAGATAAGAAAACAGTATTTTATTTATTGGATAGTTGCTGATGAATTATTTATTCCTAAAAAAGTGTTAAACATTGAGGCTATAAAATAATAAAAAAGAGGAGTGAATAGATGGAGAAGAAAATAATTATAAATAAAATATGTAAAAAATGTGGTGTTTCTTTCGTTATTGGCTATCGTTATTACTCTGACGATGGACTACCTAAATTTCCAAAAAATATTAAACAAGTATGTAAAAAATGTGAAGAAGAAATCAAAAAAGAAAAAATAAAATTGTGGCTAAAACAGAAAGATGCAATCGAAAAGATAACTATGTTAGATATAGAAAAATGGAATAAAATAGAAAAATTTCGTTCTAACCTTAAAAAAATAAATATTTTCTTAAATATTTTTTTATTCTTTTTGTCGTTTTTATTTCTTTTATTCTATCCTTCATTATTACTTTTTATTTTTATAGGGTTTATTGTTATCGAATGTTTTCAAGTAGATTATGAAATTAATAAAGTAAATAAGATTATTGAGGAATATAACGACAAGATTAAATTTTGGGAGGATGAAGTAGAAAATTTAAAAAAGAAAGTGGAGATATTGACTAAATTTGTATGGAAAGATGAAGAAAAAGATTAAGATTGAAGTAGAAATTGATTAAAAGAAAACTTTATTAAAAATTTCTAAAGGAAGATGTCCTTGTAATAGAGGTTGTAAACCTTAAAAAATACGGATAATAGTGGAGGAGGTAGAATAATGAAACAATTAAAACTTAATCATATTTATCAAGGCGATACGTTGGAAGTGTTAAAAACATTCCCGGATGAAAGTGTGGATTGTATTATTACTTCTCCACCTTATTGGGGATTAAGAGATTATAGAGTAGAAGGACAGATAGGATTGGAATCTACGCTTGAGGAATATATTGAAAAAATATTGAAAATTACCAATGAACTTAAAAGAGTGCTTAAAAAGACGGGAGTGATGTTTTGGAATCACGGCTCAAGTTACCAAGATAAATGTGATACGATGCAAAACTATCGTTTAATTCTAAAAATGATAGATGAACAAAAATGGACTTTGCGGGATACTATTATTTGGGCTAAAAAGATATGGATAGCAAAAGAAAATAAATCAATAGGAAATGCAATGCCTTGTTCAGTTCGTGACCGTTGTAATTTTACTTATGAGCCTATTTTTATGTTAGTTAAAAATAAAAAATATTTTTTTGATTTAGAAATTTTAAAAGTTCCATATACTAAACCTTTAAATAGATGGGGTGGAAATAAACTAAAAGTAGCAACAAATAAAAGTAGTGTATGGGATAAGTTAACTAATCAATCCACATATAGAGATAGAAATTTAAGACCAGATCCATTAGGGTCTAAAAGACCTAATGTATGGCAAGTAAACACAAAGCCATTAAAGTTATTACATTGTGCAGCTTATCCTACTACATTAATAGAAGATTTAATTAAAGTAGGATGTCCACAATGGGTATGCAAAAAATGTAATAAACCAAGAGAAAGAATAATAAAAATAAAATATTTAAAAAAAAGGGAAAATAAACGAAATAAAAAACCAAGAGAAGAATTAGGTAAAGTTATGCAAGAAGTTCCTACAAAAGGATGGTTAACAGAAAAATTAACAGTAGGATGGACAGATTGTGGATGTAATTACGGATGGAAATCGGGTATAGTTTTAGATCCATTTATGGGTTCTGGAACTACGGCTGTAGTAGCTCAAAGTTTAGGTAGAAATTGGATAGGAATAGAACTTAACCCTGAATACATAAAAATGGCTTATAAAAGAATAGAAGATAAATTTGGGGTATTCATAAAGAAGTTGGAATAAAATAAAAAAGCTCAAAAAAAAATTAAAAAATGATTTATAAACGAAATATTTAAAGCAAGGAGGTAAAATATGGAAAAAATAATTGAGTTATTTACTAATGTGATAGTTATTACAATTGCTGTAATATTGGGAATTTTTATCGGTATTATATTTGCTGCTATATTAGCTAGAATTATAATTTTTATAAATAAGATATTTAAGAAAAATTAAAATTAGTATATAATATAATTGAAGGGGGATAATATGGGAATAATTAGAAATATAGTAAATCAAGAAGTGTTACATTATATTAAAAATAAAGAAAAAGAAATTTCTAATAATGATAATAGTACAAAATCTAATATGACTTTTGTTAAAGCAGATATATATATTTTAGCTAATTTAATTATATCTAGGATAGAAGAATTATTATCAGATAAATTTATAGAAAGAAAATAGAAAATGATTAATATTCTTTTAATAGACATTACTGAATTATTTTTTATTACTAATTATGTTCAATATTCTATATACCTTAAAAAAGGAACGAATATTAAATGGGAATTTTTCTTTTTAAATAAATTAATATCTATTTTAAAGCAATTTAAAGAAAACAATAATATAATTTTAGGTATATGTGATGGAGTAGATAATTGGAGAAAACATTTATTTCCAGAATATAAATCAGATAGGAAAGAAATTAGAAAACTACAAAAATATATGAATTGGGAAAAAAGATTTGAAGAATTTGAAAAAATGAAACAATTTTTAGATGAGTATACTTGTATAAATATACTAGAACATCAAAATTTAGAAAGTGATGATATTATAGCTTCTTTATGTAAACTTTATAGTAACAATACTCAATTGACTATACTATCATCAGACCATGATTTACATCAACTATTGGTATATCCAAATGTAAAACTAATTTCTTTACGTACTTTGAAAGAAAAGAAAATAAAAAATCCTATAGCAGAGTTAAATAAATTAATAAGAAATGGGGATAAAACTGATAATATTCCTAAAGCAGAAAATTATATAATGCTTATTAAGAATGAAATATTAGTTGATTTATTACATTTGCCTAAAACTATAATCGAAATAGTAGATATCATGCGTAAAATTAAAACAAAAAAAGAATTAAATAAAGATAATATTCCTTATAAATATAAAAATATTTTAAAAAATATAGAATTACTAAAAGGAGGAAAACTATGAAAATAAAATTAAAAAAAGAAATAAGAAGAACAGTAGCAAGTATAGCAGGATTTGTATTAAATTATCATACGTGTAAACAAATAGATAACAACATTACTGATATAATATTTGACTCTGATTATAAAAAAGGATTACGTTTTTATGAAAAACACTTACTTAAACTTATAAAAATGTATATTACTGAATTAATACTTTTTAATAGTATATCTGATAAAGTAATTTTAACAATTAAAAAAAATAAAAATTGGAGTGTAGATAATGTTATAAAATATGTATGGAATGCTTGTAAAGAAGAATTATTAGAAAAAATAAAAAAAAGTATAAAATGAAAAAGTATAAATGGTATAATGTAAAAATGAATTACCTAAAAATAATTGAATGGAGATGTGTTTAATATTTAATAAAAGGGGGTAGATAATAATGAATAAAGGTATTTTAAAGCAAGTATCAGGAAATGTAGTTAATATTGATAATTTATGGTTAGACGCAAGTAAAGTAATACAGTTTTTACCAAACAAAACTGGTATAGAAGTAGAATTTGATTACGACCAGTCTAATATGTCATTAAAATTTATAAGACTTGCTAGTAACAGTAATAAATCTTATAGTAAAAGTAAAAAAAGTTATAGTGGTAGAACAACTTATAGAAAAAATAGTGCTACACCTACTAATAAATCTAATTCAACTACAGTAGATAAAAGAACAGATAGTATAGTTAAACAAGTTATTTTCAAAGCTGCTATAGAAGAGCATAAATTATATCCAGATAAAAATTTAATTGATATTTATGAAGAATTATTAGATACATTTTATAATGAGCTAGTATAATTTTGCTTATGAAAGTAAAAATTGTTAAAATAAAAGAATATGATTTAAAACATAAAGGATTAATTTATAGGATATATTTAGGCAATAACTCTAATTTTGTAATAAAAGTAAAATCTAAACAATTTAAATTAATAGAACCTATAATTAAACACTATTATACATCAAAAGAAAATACATATATACCAGATAACATTATTAATAAGATAAAATAAAAAAGTATTTATTATGAATAAAAATCAGTATAAATTTACAGGTTCAGATGAAAGTTATACTTACCCATCTTTAATAATACCTTTAATTCCATTTATAGAGAAGTTTAGATTAAAAAAAGGTATTAAAAATAGAAAAGATTTAGTTATTTGGTGTCCTTTTGATACAGAAACAGATGTTTTTTATAATGGAATTAAAATATTAAAAAGTAATTATGTATATATATTTAGAATTTTAGGTTACACTGTAATATCTTCACATATTGCTGAAGGAAAAGATTTTTTTACTTATTCTCCTGATTATTTTGATATAATAATTAGTAATCCTCCTTTTAAAAATAAGAAAAAATTTTTTATAAGAGCAAAAGAATTTAAAAAACCTTTTGCTTTAGTATCTATGGCTAGTTGGCTTAATGATAGTGGAGTTTATGATCTTTTTTATAATTTTGATTTGCAGTTACTTATATCAGATAAAAGAGCAAAATTTTTTAATTCTGAAGGTAAACCTATAGGAAACAGAGTTAGTTTTAAAGCTATTTATTATTGTCATGATTTTTTAAACAAAACAATAGATTGGTTTACAATAGATAGAAATCTTGAAAAAAAATGTTATTTAACTGAACAAGAAATAAAAGAATTATTTAATATTTATAAAAATATTAAAATTTAAAATGATTAAAAACATAGGAACTTTAATAAAAATACTTAAACCTAAATTAGAAGAGTATTTAAATAGTCAGGGAATAAAAACTAACTCTAAACTATTTAAATGTCCAAACTATAAAGCACATAATAATCTAGATGCTAAACCTTCTTGTAATTTTTATCCAGATAAAACAATGTTTAAATGTTTTGCTTGTAAAGCTAGTGGTGATATTTTTGATGCATTATATTACTTAGAAGGTAAAGATATAAAAGGAGATAATTTCGTAGAAGCTGTTAAATATCTATGTAATAAATTTAACATACAATATGAAGAAATTGTTACTGAAGAAGAACAATTTTTCAAAGAAGTATCTAGTTTTTTAGATAGTTTAGTTAATATTGCATATATAAATCTTAAAAATATTATATCTCAGAAATCTGATACTAAAATAATCAGTTTTTTAAAAAGTAAACAATGGGACGCATCAATTGATAAATTTAAATTAGGTATATTAACTAAAATACCAGATATTAATGTAGATAGTGATATATTAACATACTTAAGGCTTGGTAATGATAAATTAACTGACAAAATACTTAATAGAATAATAATTCCAATATATAATGATAAAAATGAAATCTGTGGAATAACTTGTAGGAGTATTGAAGAAAATGTAACTAATAAATATCTTCATTTTATTTATTATCAAATCCAAAACATATTATTTAACCTTAATAATATAAATAATTCTGAATCAGTATATATAGTAGAAGGTCCTTCTTCTGTTATAACATTAAATAAATATAATGTAACTAATGTAGTAGCTACATTTGGTAATACTTTACATGAAAAACAATTAGAGTTATTAGTAAAGAAAAATGTTAAAAAAATTATAATGGCTTATGATAATGATTTTGGTGGTATAGATGGTTTAAACAATTCTTTATTATTACTAAGCACAAAGAAAAAAGATTTTGAATCTATAAAAATATTACAATTAGATAACGATTTAGATCCTGGTGAACATATAATACAGCATAAAAGTTTAGAAGTAAAATCTAATGAAATATCTTTATTAGATTATATTTTTAATAATTATAAAAAAGATACTAAAAATAAATATTTTGAAAAATGTTTAGCATTTTATTTAAATAATATAGAAGATTTAGTATTAAAAGAAAAAACAATTAAATTAATTGCTAAAAAATTAGATATTAATAAATCTACTTTAGAACAAATTATAAAGTCCTATGTATCTAAAGAGTCTGATATAAAAGTATCTGATGTTATATTAGAAAAAGAATCTTTAGTGCAAGTAATTACTGATTTTGAAAGATGGTCTTGGAGTAGAGGAAAATTATTAGGATTATCTTCATTTAGTCAGTTTGATAAAAAATTAGACGGTATTCAGCATGGATTAACTTTAGTAGCAGGAAAACCTAATAGTGGTAAATCTGCTTTGTTAATATCTCTAGCTATACAATTTTTATTAAAAAATAAAGATATTTATGTATTATATTTTTCTATAGACGATCCAGTGTTTACTACTCTTGCTAGATTCGTATCTAATTTATCAAATTTACCTATAAATGTAATTAGCAATCCTACTTATAAAATATTAAAAGCTAACTTACCTAATGAAACTAAAAAAGAATATATAAAGAGAAGAGAAGAAGCTATAAATTTTCTAAGACAGCATGCTAAAATATTTTCACTGAAAGATTCTACTTACTCTACTGTAGAAGCATTAATTGACAAAATACATACTGTAAAAACGCTAGCTCAAGATCAGCAACTTATTATTATTATAGACAATTTACATAATATAAAAAGTGAAAGAAGAATTTCAGATAGGCATTTGTATTCACAAATTTCTAATGAATTAAGTCAGTTAGCTAATACATTAAAATGCCCAATAATAACATCTACTCACATCACTAAAGAATCTATAAAAAATAAAGATTTTGAAGGTACTGCTATTAAAGAAACTGTAGATTTGTTTTTTGATGCTAAACTAATTTTAATGATAGATTTATTGGAAGATACTGAATCAGAAGTAGTAAGAGATGATGTTTCTATGAATATTTATATATCTAAAAATAAAATGTCTGGATTTAAAGGAAAATTATCATTTATATTTTATAGATCATTGTCAAAAGTAGAAGAAAAAGAAGAAATTGAATATAATGATGCAAATATTTTCGATTAATACTATGAAATGTAATAAATGTGCTTTAGGCAAAAAAAATACTTGTTTTTTTGGATTTGGAGATAAAAATTCAGATATATTTATAATTTTAAGATCCCCTGATAGTTATAACCAACCTATTTCTACCACTACTAAGAATATATTAAATAAATTGCTATCTTTATCTAATTTATCTAATATTTCTATATATTATAGTTTTGCAATTAAAAGTCATATACCGTTAGATAAAACAATTAGTAAAACGTTTTTAAAAATTTGTTCTTTTAATTTAATAGATGAAATACAAAAAGTGCAACCAAAAGTGATTATAGCACTGGGTAAAGAAGCTTCATATTTATTTGGTAAAAAATTTATAGTAAATACTATATTTTATGATAAAAATTTTAATAGTTATGTTATTATTACTCATAATCCTTTGATACTTACACAAACAAAAAATCAAAAGTTAAAACAAGAAATAGTGCAAGCATTTAAAATAGCTAGTGAAATATTAACTGGAAACTATAAAATTGTTGAAGCAATATCTTCACCAAATGTAAAAATTATCGACAATGTAGAAGAAATCAATAAAATAGACAATATATTATCTGATATAATAGCTATAGATTTAGAAACTACTGGATTAAATTTTTTAGTAGATGATATATTATCTATAGGAATATCAGATAAAAATAATAATTATGGGATAATTTATTCTTCTGATTTAAATGACGCAATTTATAATTTGCTGAAAAAACGAAAACTTATATTTCAAAATGGTAAATTTGATTTAAAATTTCTTAAAAAAGTAAAAATTGATGTCATACAAAATTATTATTTTGATACTAAATTGGCATATTACGTTATTTCTGGATGCCATTCATCTTCAAGTTTAGAATCTTTAGCACTTAAATTTTTACATACGAAATTAACTAAAGGTACTATAGATTTTGACAAAGTAAATTTAGAAAATTTAAATGAATATGCTATATATGCTACAAATGATGCTTATATGACTTATTTATTATATGAAATATTCAGTGAAAAAATTAAAAATAATAAAGATTATAACAAACTATTTAATACGATTATTATTCCTACTGCTAAATGGCTTACAGATGCTGAATATTATGGAATTTTAATAGATAAAAAATATGTAACACAAAAAATAGAAGAAATGAAAAAATTATTAATCGACATAGAAAATAGATTAAAAAATAATAAAAAAATTATTGAATTTTGCAAAATTAATAATATTGAAGAATTTAATATTAGATCTCCATTACAATTAAAAAAATTATTAAATTATCTATATGATAAAAATATTTCAAACGTATCAAAACAAACTATAGAACAACTTCAGTCTCGTATAAAAGATGATTTATTATTAGATATTTTAACATATAAACAAATTTATAAAGGTTTTAGTACTTATTTTGAAAATTTAATAAAATACAGTAAGTATGATAATTATATCCATACTGAATATTTACAAACTAATACTGCTACTGGTAGATTATCATCTAAAAACCCTAATTTACAAAATATTACTAAAAGAGGGGTATATGCAAAGGAACTAAGGCAAGCATTTATTGCAAGAGAAGGGTATAGTTTAATACAAGCCGATTATAAATCAGCAGAATTAAGAGTATTAGCACATTATTCTAGAGATGATAAATTAATTCAAATGCTAAATGAAGATCAAGATATACATCGTTTTATTGCTTCATTAGCATATAAAAAATCTCAAGAAGAAATAACAGATGATGAAAGATCTATTGCAAAAACTGTAGTTTTTGGACTCATATATGGCAGAGGAATAAAATCAGTAGCAAATCAATTTAATTTAACATTAGAAGAAGCTCAAGATATAAAAGATATTATATTTAATACATTTAATAAAGCAGTTATTTGGATAGAGCAAGTACAAAAATTTGTAACTAAATATGGGTATGTGAAAAATTTATTTGGTAGAAAAATTTTAATTCCTGATATTTATAGTGTAAATAAGGAAGAATATCATCATGCTTTAAGATGTAGTGTAAATTACCCTATACAATCTACTGCAGCTGATTTAACTAACCTAGCAGGTGCATTGTTATTTGAAAAATTTAAAAAATTAAATTTAGATGCTAAAATTTTATTAAATATACATGATGCACTAGTAATAGAAACTAAAGATAACTTAATTAAAGATATTATTGAACTAATTAAAACTACTATGATAATTGATGTACAAAAAATTTCCAAATTAAGGGTTAAATTATCAGTAGATGTAGTATATGGAAAAACATTAAATTTTGAATAATAAATAAGTATATAATATATATGGAGGACTTAAAATGGTATATAAGATATTAGGTAATGAGAATATTAAAAAATGTACTATAACAGAAATAAAATTATCTAAATCTAAAAAATATCTGTTATGGATTTTTTCAGATAATAAAAATACTTATACTGGGATAACATCTTCTGTAATTTGCTATGGGAATAAACCTTATATGTGGTACTCTTTATTAGTAGGATATTTTTTACCACCTTCTTATACAATAAATTTAGATACTATAATTAACAAACAATGTTATATTACTGTAAACAGAAAAGGAATAGTTACTTCTGTAATTCCGATTATAGATAATAAAGATAAAAAAAGTAAAGAAGAAGAATTGTTTTTATGAAGTACTTGTGTTTAGATATATCAAGTATTAGTACTGGTTTTGCTATTTTTAAGCAAAATGGCAGTTTATTAGATATAGGTAGAATTATGCCAAATCAGCAATCTCATCCATTAACTAGATTAACTTATGTGGTATCTCAAATTATAAAGAAATTTAATAATGTATCAGAATTAATTATTGAAGATGTATATTTAGGAAAAAATGTAAAAACACTAATATATTTATCTAAAATAGCAGGAGCTGTTATTTATGAATGGATAGAAATGACTACTAAATTTCCTATATTTTATAATCCAGCATTTGCTAGATCTACTATTGGTTTAAAAGGAAACTGTAATAAGATAGATGTACAATTATATGTGTTACAAAAATATAAAGGAGCATCTAGTAAAATGATAAATAAATTTAAAAAACAAATAGAAATAATTAGAAACGATAAAAATTTATCAGCTT